CTATCTTTCGTTGATCGGCGGTGCGTGCGCCAGCAGGGTTCGCGCCTGTTCCGAATCCGCCGAACCGCCGAATTCGAAGTCGAACGCCGTGGCGAACTTGCCCGCCAGCAGGGTCACCACCGAGATGATGCAGCCGCCGACGGCGGTGTTGCCGTCCACATGGCCAAACACCATGAAGCCGATACCGCCGACGATGCCGAGTCCGGCGGTGACCAGCAGGACGTTGGCGCGGAGGTTGCTCCGCCCGGCCTTGATGAACTCGCTGTCCCTGGCTCGGGCATTCTGGCGGTCGGCCAGGGTAGCGGTCAGCGTGGTGATGGCCCCAGTCATCTGCTGCATCCGCTCCTCGTGGGCGAATGCCTGAGCCTGACTGCGAAGCTGGAACACCAGATTGGGATCGGCCAGCACCTCGCGGGCCTGGGCGGGATCATCGGTGCCGGTGATGGCGCGGACGGTGTCGGCCAGCTTGCCGACGACCTTTTCGGCATCGTCGCCGAACAGACCGGCGATATCGGGGGCGACGTCGAGTGCCACCTTGGCCAGCCCCGCGATGGGATTGGCGGCGATGGCGGCGGCATCGCCGAGGAGATCGAGCAGGGTCATGATCAGGCACTCCCCAGCCCCATGCCGACCCCGGCCAGGATCACCTCTTTGGCGTAGGGCTGCTGGCCGTTTTCATGGCGGATGATGGCTTCGACCAGTCCAGCCATGATGTCGGCCTTGGTCAGGTCGATGGCCTGATCGGGTTTTACGCCCAGGCGAGCGGCAACATGGGCGATATAGGAGCCGGTGTCGTTCTCGCAGCCCGGCGCCCAGCGATTGATGATCCCGGCGACGGTATTCAGGCCGTAGCGGCGCTGGTAGCCGACCAGGATGCGGGTCAGCGCCCGGATACCGGCCTCGGGGCTGACGAATTCCTCGAACACCGGATCGTCGTCGGTGGTCCGCTCGCCTTGCCATTGAGTCTTGTCGCTGGGCGCTTCCTTGATATTGCCGGGATTGTTGAGGCGAATGCCACGCGGCACGACAGCGTCCTTGGTCATGGGGAACCTCCATAAAAAATGCCGCCCGGAGGCGGCTGCGATTAACAGGAATGGCGAGACTTGCTCAGTCCTTGGGATCACCGATCCCGGCCCGTCGTTCTGCCCAAATCTGAACGGCTTCAATCGATCTTGGCCCGAGGTAGCTGATGGCGGCGATGAAGCCGGCGGCGGCCATGCCGGTAAGTTGGAGATATTCGGCCGCACCACCGGCCACCACGCCCATGCCGATGGCGATCATCAGCTCCCAGGCCAGGGTGAGCGACCAGAACCGCCGCCGCCCCTGGCGCACCAGATTGGCGTGGTAGAGCGAGCGGCCGATCAGCGCCCACCAGCAGGCCCAAGCCAGCCCGGCCAGGGTGTGCTGCATCTCGGGCGGCAGATTGCGCCAGACCATGGCGGTATCCTTATCGTTGTGGGTACGTTGGCGGGGCTGCCGCCCCGACCCCGCTCGGGGCGATGCCCCGATCCCCCTTGGATTTTCAAAAGGAATGGGGTTTGGGGCCTTGCCCCAAGCGGGCTTGGGCGGCAGCCCGACCGCGAAGCGGGATCAATTGACATGCACCCGGTCGTCCTCGCAGATTCCCGAGATCTCGACCTGACGCGAACGGGGGCGTAACGAGCGCACTAGCACCCGTTGCGCCCATGTGTCCCCAGGCCCCAGGGCGTAGTAGGTCCGCTCGCGATCCCCGCCAAGATCGGGCTCGAACGGCAACGAGTCGAGGACGCGGACCTGGAACGGGTCGCCGCCGGGCGCAGCCTCGATCTCCACCGGCCCCTCCATGCCGCCATCACGGCGGCGCAGCGCCATGAAATGGGCGGCTCCCTCGCTCCAGCGCACCGGCTCGGACAGGGTGAGCGTGGCCGATATCTCGTCCCACTCCACCACTTCGCCGCCCTGGCCCCAGGAGGGCATGGGGTGGGAGACGGCCACCAACTCGCCGTAAGACAGAATCATGCCGTCCAGCTCGGTCTTCCAGGTCGGTAACCGGCGGCGATAGATGTTGCAGGCCACCAGGAAACAGGCTTCTCGTCCGGCGTGGTCGCGGTTGGTGATGCCGAACATCTGCACCCGGCCCGGCTTTTCCGGCGGGGCGTTGACCATCTCGGAGGGCGTCAGCACCCGGATGGCGCCATCCCGTTGGCTCGCGGTGATCTCGGCGATCTTCCAGGTGATTTCGTCGAAAAACTCCACCGTCACCGCGTCGGCGGTGTCCTCGCCGGGCATGACGTATTCGATGGCGAAGCTGCCTTTGACGATGTTGCGGCCGTTGAATAGCGCCGCCGGCAGGGCGCGGGGCTGGTCGCGGATATAGCGGACGATGCCGCCCTGCTGATAGGGGGCGGCGCGTCCCGTCCGCAGCACCTTGACCAGGGCCTCCCAGGCGGTGGTGGTGGTGTCGAACACTCCGCTGAAGCGGTCGCCACGGGCTTCCCAGACGGCGTGCAGCCGCCACAGCATGTCGAGATCCTGGCGGGTATCGGCCAGTTGCGCGCCATTGGCGGCGCGCATGATATAGGCGGCCACCGGGGCGATGGCCTGGGTGGGCACCGGCTCGGACCAGCCGATGGCGGGCGACCAGATGGGGAGCTTGCGGATGACGATGCCGTTGATCAGCCGGCTTGACCGTTGCGACAGATTATCGGTGGCCCGCATCTTGACCGCCAGCAGGGTGACGTCGCCGTAATCGGGCGAACCGTTCAGATAGGAGCGCATTTCGCCCCAGCGGATTTCATGGGCGGTGCGGCCGTCCTGATCGCGGTCGTTGGTGCGGCGGAGCCTGACCTCCCAGCGGGACGAAGCGACGGCGTATTTGTAGGACAGCCGGATCTGGGTGTTGCTGGCGGCCGTATAGGTCTCGGCCGCCAGCAGCGAGAAGCCCCCCAGCGCGGTACCGAGGTCACCGATCGGCCGGGCCCACACCTCCCAGGTTACCGTCTTGGGATCGAGGGTGCCGGAATTATTGGCGTAATAGAGACCGTTGGTGAACACCACGTCGATGCCGATGTGATGGGCGGTGGTGGTGGCGGGAGTGGCGACGAACGGCCCGACCCAACCGTCCTCGCCGGTGATCAGCGTGTTCGCCCCCTTGAGTTCCTGTCCCGCCACCTCGACGGCGGTGACCACCCAGGCGTCCATCAGGGTGACGGCGGAACCGGGCGGAACCACCTCGTACTCCACCTCCTCGAACGAGGAGAACGGAGTGTCGTCGATCATCAGGGCGTCGATGCGGTATTGCCCGACGCCAATGCAATGAAGCTGGTAGAGAAACTGTTCGCCGTCGACATAGTCCTGGTAGGGCGTGGCGGCGAGGTCGAACGTCACCTTATGGCGGCCGAAAATCTCGGGGATCGGCTGGCCCAGCCGGGCCTGATTGCTCGATCCGGTCAGGCTGTAGGTGGGAGACGGCGACACCCCGCCACCGCCGCCCCAGTTGAGCGAGGGGGTGGCGGGATTGGGGGCCGACACCAGGGCGCCCACCGCCATCATGCCGGCCGAGGCAATCACCGCCGTCGAGACGGCGCCCACCGTGGCGATACCGGCGGCGCTGGTAACGCCCAGCGAGGAGGCCAGCATGGGGCCGACATAGTACTGGCCCAGCACCATGGCCACCACCATCACCGCCACCATCAGCACAGTGGTCAGCGGGTTCTTGCCGCCGCCTCCCCCACCGCCGCCCAGCGGCTGGGCGACGAAGGCGACGATATCGTCGTGATCGATGACAGTCCCGGCCCAGTACCGACGCAGCAGGGGGCGGCCATTCCTCAGGCAGATGGTGGGCACCAGAAATTCGGTGATGCCGCGCCCATCCAAAAAGGCGCGGATGGTCAGGGGTTCGGAGACTTCGACCACCTGCATGGAGCGTAGCGGATTGAAGGCATCCACCACCAGGGTGACGCGCGCCCTCATGATGCCGTTCCCCGGTGACGGTAGACCCCGTCGACCCGCCAGCCATTGGCGGCCAGATCGCGTAGGGGCTGGCACACCACCCCCGACGGGGGAGCACAGTGCAGCACCCTGCCGCCATCCACCTCCAGCCACACCCCCACATGGATGGGATAGCGGGCGGTCCGCATCATCACCCCATCGCCCTCCCGATAGGTGGTCACCGGGTGCCAGTGAGATCGCTCATCGTGATCGCGGAACAGCCGCGCCAGCACCAGCAAATCGTCGGCATAGGGCACCGCCGGGGTCTCGACCCCGAAATGGACCTGCTGGACATGATGGAAGAAGCTCCAGCAGGTCCAGACGTCCGGTCCCTGGCCGTGCTTCGACCAGGGCTGGCCGATATAGGACGTGGCCCAGTGGGACATGGATTGACTCCGTTGCCGCAGGGCGCCGCCCTGCACCCGCCAAGGGCCGCGAGGCGCTTGGAACCCTTGGGATTCATTAAGGGATGGGATTCCAAAGGGCCGAGGCCCTTTGGTAGGTGCGGGCAAAGCCCGCAAACATTCAGCTTCAGCCGCCCAGCCCCGGAAAGCAGCGTTGGGTGTAGGTGCGCCAGGGAAAGGCCTTGTTGCCGACCTGGGACATCTGGGCACGGGCGGTGATCTGGGTGGCGGTGCAGTTGACGTGGACCAGGGTCATGGTCAGGGGCGGGTCCATCTGGGGGCCGTCGAGGTCGATGTCGAGATAGGGCCGGTAGGTCACCTCGATCCTGACCAGGGAGGTCGCGGCGGCCTCCAGGGGTTCCATCAGCTCACGTCCCACATTGTCCATGGTGACGGTGAGTTCCGGCACCGGCGCCGAACTGACCTCGGGCAATTGGAAATCGAAGGCCAGGGCGATGAAGGCGACCATCCGGCCGGCATCGACCGGAGCGTCGGCCTCCAGCCGCGCCACCAGCCCGACCCGGCGGCGCGCCTCCTCCGTCATGGCGTCCAGTACCGCCGCCACCTCGGCCCCGCCGCGTTCACGCCAGGTGACTTCGTCCTCGTAATTGCGCACCACCCGGACGGCGGTCGGATTGCCGTTGTCATCGACGAAGGCAGGATGGCGCAGTTCCATGGTATGGAGCGGAATGGCGTTGGACGGGCACGAGGCATAGGCCTCACGGATTGCCTCCTCAAGGGCAGGATCGGGCATTGGCCGAGACTCCCTTCGGGCACGAAAAAGACCGCTCGCGGCGGCCGGGTGATCCGTGATGAAGGATGGTGCCTATGCCCAAATCGGGATCAGGCCGGTATCCACCTGCCATCCTCCTCCTTCCAGCGGTATCGTTCGCCGTCCGACGGATACGGGAGTGGCGGGCTCCATCGGCATGTGGCCTCGTCCAGCACCCAGGACATGAAGGGAGCGGGTGGGACGAATGCATCGCGGACCGGATCATAGCTGTAGCCTGGCCCGGCGAAGTTCTTACGGATGTTGGCGTTGTAGCTGGTCTGGAGCCAGGTGCCGCCCAGGCCCAGGTCGAGCGCCAGGTAGTCCTGGCCCCGGTGCTGCTGATCGTCCGGAACGACCAGCACGCGCAGGACGCGGCTGCCGTCATCGATTTCGGCAAAATGCGCCATGCTTCTCTCCCTAGATTTGGTAGCGGACAATGACGATGCCGGAGCCGCCGTGTCCGCCGGCACTATAGGAGCCGTTTGTCGCAGGACTGCCGCCACCGCCACCACTATTTACGGTTCCATTACCCCCATTATTTCCGCCGCCGCCGGAACCGGCGCCTGAGCCATAGCCGCCGCCACCTCCACCGCCGCCGGCATAATAAGTTAGAACCCCCGAATAGGTATTTGGCAGTCCATGACCTCCATTCCCTCCCGAACTGCCGCCATTGCCACCGGCTGCCGCAGCGCCGCCGCCACCGCCGCCCGCATAATAAGGTCCGGATCCATTTCCACCCACGTGCCCATTAGCCCCTGTTGCCCCGCCACCGGCAAGCACGTCACCCGTTCCCCAGCCGCATCCGCCCCCTCCGGACGCGCCACTTTTACCGCGTCCATCGACCTCCCCGTCCACTCCGCCCCCGCCGATGGATATTAGAGAGTTAAAAGAACTCTGTGAGCCATTGCTCGAGCTGACATACCCAGAAGCACTTCCGCTCCCCCCGGCGCCAATAACGACGGCATATGTTCCCTGGGAAATATTTCCACTGCCCGTACGAAAATCTCCACCGCCGCCACCGCCGCCGCCCCAGCCAAAATATTCCCCATTACCGGATGAGTAGGCGCCGCCACCGCCGCCAACGACAAGATATTCAACGTCTACGGACCCACTTACGACGTCCAGAACTCCGGACGAGGTGAACGTATGAATGCGGTAACCACCCGCCTCCGTCACCGTCCCACCCGTCACCACGGGGGCAATTCTGCCGCCGACCGCCGCCAGCATTTGATGCACGGCGCTCATCAGGTCAGCCCCGTGCCGGAGATGATCCATTCCGTGCTGGTGATCTTGAGCGCCGTCGCCATGCCGTCGGCCGCCAGGGTGCGAGAGCCCGTCGTGCCCGCACCGGCCAGCCGCAGGGTGTCGCCGGCGATGGCGATGGTGACGACCCCGGCGCCGTGCTGATTGACGAAGGTGATGGCGGTGCCGATCGGGTAGGCCACATTGGCGTTGCCGTCGATGGTGATCGTCCGCGCCGCGGTATCGGCGGATGGATGAAAGATGTGCTTCCCGGCATCGGCCAGGACGGTGGTATACGCCGCCGACCTGCTGTTCTGCGGAATCGTCGCCACGTAGGTTTTGACCGCTTTCTGGCTGGGCAGCGCCGAATCGCTGTTGGACGCCAGCGTCGCATCGGCATCGGCATTCAGGGCGGCGGCCGTGCCGAGGGTGGGCTTACCCGTCAGGTCGGCATAGGCTCCGGTATTGCCCACGGTCGCAATGCCGAGATTGGTCCTCGCCATGGCCGTATTGGTCAGATCCGAAAGATTGGCGGATTTCTGGGCGGCGCTATCCGCCTTGGCGCCCTGGGCGGCCGTCGCGTAAGCCGCCGCTGCCGTCGTCGCGGCGGTTCCGAGGCCGAGATTGGTCCTCGCCGCCGCCGGGTCCGCCACGTCGGCAAGGTTATTGGCGCCCAGCATATCCCCGGTGCCGGAACCGTTGGCCCCCTTGGCGGCCAGCACGTCCCAATAGGTGGGGTTGGGCGGCGGTTGGTTGGTGTTGGGCGCGATGGCGATGTAGGACGCCCCCGACAGCGCCACGGCGTCACCGACGCCGTACTCCGCCAGGCCCGACCAAGTCCCCCGCCAATTGATCTTCGCCACGATGGCCGCTTCGGCGGACGCGGCAGCCGAAGCGGCGTCCCCGGCCGCAATGGCCGCCGAAGCGGACGCTACCGCGGCATTGGCGGCCGTCGACGCGACATCGGCATCGCATAACAGCCGATCGGCATGGGCAGCGGCGGCGCTGGCCGCCGCGGTGCCGTCGTGGCCGGCGGCGGTGGCGGACGAAGCGGATGCGGCGGCGGCTTGGGCAGTGGCGATACCCGCCTGCGTCGTGGCGGTCGCGGCCAAGGCATCGACGGCGGCCTTGTCCGCCGCGACGACAGCCTTGTCCACCGCCACCTGGGCGGCAGCGACGGCAGCGGCAGCAGCGGAACCCGTCGCCGCCTCCTCCAGATCGCCCACCGCCCTGGCCAGGGATTTCACCGCGCCCGCCCCGGTGACGACGATTGACCCCGGGCCCGAGGCGGGGCCGTTGGCCACGTCGTGCAGGATCTGCGCCGCCGCCCCGGCCCTGGCGGTGGCAGCCAGAAGGTCGTCCTTGATGGTCATGAGAGTCAGGCTCCGATGGCGGCGTGAAGCGTGGCATTGGCGAGGGCGTCAAGGCCGCTGACGGCCGCCGACAGGTCGGCCCAGGAGGTGTCCAGCAGGATATCCAGCTCGGCCTCGGTCAGGACCGGCCGGTCGCGAGTCTCCAGTTCCATGGACACCAGCCAGTAGATACCTTTTTGCAGCGGGGCCTCGTACTGCTTGGTGAAGCGGGCCACGTGGTCGACCACCCCCAGGCCGCTGCGCAGCGGGATGATGAACCATTCGGCCCCGGCCTTGCCCTTCCACTGGTACCAGGCGTCGAATACCGCATACTCGGCATCGGTAAAGCGCCATTTCACCGGGATCTTGGTGGGAACCTGGGTGAATTCGCGGCGCTGACGGGCCGGGCCCTGTTCCATGTCGGTGCGCACCACCCCGTCGGCGGGCTTGACCGCATAGGGCTCGGCCAGCGGCATGGGCAGGGTGGCGGGAAAGCGGATCATACGAGTATCCCGGGCCATTGAGGCCCCGCGGAGCGGGCCTAAAGCGAAGCGAAAGGCGCCCAGCGGAGCGTAGCCAAGCCGCCGGAGGCGGCGCCCGGCGATTGAGGGACAGCTATTATCTGTAGGCCCCGTTGGCACGATTGAGGCCGTATTGCCGCTCCAGCACCGGAGCGATGCCCTGGCCGCGGACGATGTCGCCGGACATGGCGTCGGTGATCTGCTCGACGATGATGTCGAGCGTCAGGCCGCCACCGGAATCGCGACGCTGCGCGGTGCGGGCCTGGGTGCCCTGGGGCGTCTGGATATTGACCGAGACCGGCACGCTGACCGTCACCGGCGCATCGTCGCGGGAGCGCAGATTGAAGCGATGGCGGGGATCGGCACGCGTCAGCACCTCCTCACCCTTCTGGGCGATGATCGGCACCTCGCCGGGAACCAGACCGCCCCGATGGAAGCGGGGTGCGCCGATGAACACCGCCGGATCGAACGACCGGGTCTCCAACCGGTCGAGACCGACCAGGCCGCCGGAATGGGCGATGGCGAAATTGCCGGTGCTGGGGACCGGCACGGAGCCGCCGGAATTGCCACCGGAGAGCCAGCCGCCGAGGCCGCTGATCAGGCTGCCGAAGAGGCCGCCGCCGGCCCCGCCGAAGATGGGCGTTACCACCGACATGCGCCAGGCGGCGCGCAGCGCCTCCTCGGCCAGGCTGTTGAACAGATCCTCCCCGGCCAGTTTGCCGGTCATGGCCCATTGGACGAAGGCATCCTCGCTGGCCCGCAAGGCTCCCGACATGGCCCGCTCTGCCGAGGTGGCGGCATTGGCCGCTTCGTCGGCATAGGCCCGCACCGCCCGGATGGCGCCGTCCTGCCATTCCCGGCTGGCGGCCAGCTTGTCCTGTTCCAGTTCCCGATAACGGCGGGTATAGGCTTCCTCCGACAAGGCGCCGCTGGCCCGCTGCTCGTTGAGCTTGGCCAGTTCCTCGGCGAAACGCTGCGTGGCGTCATAGGCCAGCGTGGTCTGGCGGGCCTCATCCTTGACCGCTTCGGCATATTGGCGGGACCGCGCCGCCCGGTACTCCCCGACCTTGGGATCGTCCTCGGCGAGCTTGTGGCTGCGGGCGAATTTGGCCACGTCGTTGTCGATGGTGACAGTGCGAACCCGGCTGCGATCACTGCTGCGCACCGCCTCGGCCAGTCGAACCTGGGCGTCGATCTCGCGCTCCAGATCGGCGACGGCACGGGCGGCCTCGCTGTTAGCGCGGGATTTCTGCGCCAGGGCGTAGGAGGCCGCCAATTCTCCATTGGCATCACTCAGCCCCTTGGAGGCCTGTTCGGCCAACCAGTTGGTGCGCTCCGCCAGAATGGTGTCGGCCACCGAGCCTTTGGCGGCCTCGGCCAGCCGGTCATTGGCGGCGGCTTCCTGATCCATGGTGCGGAGCAGGCCGTTCTTCTGCTCCAGCAGCTTGGCGGCATCGATGCGGTGCAGCGCCCGGTCATAGTCGGCCACCGCCGCGCCATTATTCTTGAAGGCAAATTCCAGCACCTTGGCGGCTCTGGCCGCGTCGATCTGGGCCTGTCCACCGCTACGGGCGGCTTCGGCCAGACGCTCCTGGCCACGGGCCTGGAGGTTCAGCCCCAGCACCTCGGCCTGGGCCTGAGCCGACATCTCGCCATTGCCCTTGGCTTCGGCCTCGCGGGCCAGCAGATCCTTGATCTCCTGTTCCTTGGGCTGAGTGCGATAGACGCCGCCTTGCTGGAACAGCTCCTTCTCGATCTGGCGAAAGCCCTTGGCGGCCTCGTATTGGGCTTTGGTGCGGGAGAACTCGGCGTTGCCAGCGGCGCGGGCCGTGTTCAGCTTCTCTTGCCATTCGACCTCGAATTTGAGGTCGGTCAGCTTTTCGAGATAGCTGGGCTCGCGCTGCTCGGCCCGGACCCGGTCGCGCTCCATCTTGGCATGGGCTTCCATGCCCGCCCGCTTGCGGGTGATCTCGTCGAGATCGGCGGCGACATCCTGGCGCTCGGCCAGCAGGCGGCGCAGTTCCTCGTTTTCCTCCCTGACCGCCATCACCACCACGGAATGGGTGCCGGCGGGCAGCGGCTTGTCGAGCGCCTGCTCGCCCCCCAGGGCGGCGATACGACGGTCCAGATCGGCCAGCCGCGACTTGACCGTGGAGTCCCCCGGCGTCAGCGATTCCAGCGTCGCCGCCCCGGCATTGGCGCCGCCCGACAGAACCTTGCGTAGCCAGGGGGCGTTGGTGAATCCTTGCCAGGCATTGGCCATGCGGGTGAAGGACCGCTCGGCGGTGTCGGCGCTTTCCTTGGCCGCTTCGTCGAAGCCCCTCAGCGCCTTGATCAGGGTGTCGCGGAAGAAATCCGCCGTCACCTTGCCTTGGGTCACCATCTGCCGGAAGCCGCCCGAGGGCAGAGCGGCGGCCCGGTCCAGGGCCTGCAGCAGCCCCGGCATCGGCTCGACGATCTGGTTGAGTTCCTCGGCCCGCAACGTCCCCGACGACAGCCCCTGGGCCAGACCGAACAGGGATTGCTCCAACTGCTCGGACGACGCCCCCAATGCGATGGCGGTGGACTGAAAGCCCTCCAGCAGGGCGCGAGACTCGCCGGTGGTGATGATCCCGGCCTTCTGCAACGCCGCCAGCCGGGAATAGGCCCCGACCACCGTTTCCAGCGCGGTGCCGGTCTTCTGGGCCTGGGCATAGAGATAGCTGGTGGTTTCGGTCAGCGCCGCCGCGCCGACCAATCCCTTCAGCCGGGCCTCCAGGCTTTCCACCTTGATGGTGGAGTCCACCATGGCCTTGCCGAACAGGCCGATGGCCGCGCCCGCCGCCAGCCCGGCCGGTCCCAGCGCCATCATCACCGAGCCGATGGGGCCAAGCCGTGAGGCGAACCCCGCCATGCCGCCCTGGATGTCCTGGCTGGCGGCATTCATGGCCAGCAGCGACTTCGACGCGGGCTGGGCCGCCGTCTCGATGCGCAGGAGGGCCTTCTGCCCGTCCTCGCCCAATTGCAGCAGGGCACGGCGCACGGTTTCGCCGTCCTGCAGGGACAGGCGGATGGAGACGGATTTGGTGGCCATGGAAATCTCGCTGACGCGAATGGGCTTCCGCCCATGCCCGACCGAAGGCACAGCCTTCGGACATCCAGTGTTCTGGTGGGTCCGGGAGGTCCGCGACCTCCCGGCGGGAGCGCGAGGCGCGCAGCCTCGCTATTGCTCTGACACCGACTTCGCGGCCCCCGTCACCATGCCGCGCTCGGCGGAGGGCAGCAGGCGGGCCAGCAGAGGCTGGTCGTAGCCCAGCGCCTGGGCCTGGATCAGCAGGGCGGGAAGATCAAGGCCGGTGATGCCGCCACGGGGGCTAAGGCGGATGGTGCCGACGTTGCCGGTCAGCAATTCCCAAGCCTGCCAGCCCGCTTCGGTCAGGGGGGCATTGCGGTCATAGGGGCAGTCGCAGTTTCCCCCGCAGCCTCGGCAGTAGTCAGGCCCGCCGCCGAAGTGCCATTCGGCGCGGGCCTGGAGACGTTTCCCTCGGCGATGACCGCTTCATGGGTTTCGGTGTACTGGACGACGAAGGACTCGGCCATGCGGGGAAGCTGCATCAACTCGGCGATGGCAGTGTCGGTAACCTCCGCCGGTTGATCGGCCTCATCCAGCACGCCCTCCCATTTGGTAATGGCCGAGCGGGCCAGACCTTGGGCGAACAGCATCTGCGACAGCCCGGCCAGGGCGTCCTCATCGGACAGGTCCGGCAGGCCGGTGATGTCGGCTCCGGCGGCTTTGAGATCGGCATGCTCGGCGGCGATGGCACGGGCCATGCGCCAGCCTCGGGCACGGGCGGCCTCGTACACCGCCGTGGTCAGCGGGCGCACGAACACCCGCACCCCGTGGGGCAGATCAAGCCAGTAGGGTTCCTTGGGGATGGTGAGCCTGATCATAATCAGTACCCCGCCACGTCGTTGGCCAGGGTGACCCGCAGCAGATAGCCCGATACCGGATCGCGGGCGGCCCGCCAGTCGTAGCTGGCCTGGATGCCGCCGGGGCCTTTGATCTCCTGCTTCTTTTTCGGCAGAAAGACGCGGGGCAGATGGAAGGTCAGGGCGAAGGCCGAGCCGGGGATGGTGAAGCCGTATTCCATCGCCACCGGGCTTTCGGCGGCAATGGCCGAGGTCAGGGTGGTGTCGGTGCCGAAGCGGATGTCCACCGAGCCTTCGGCGGTGGCTTCGGTCTCGTCGACACCATCGATCAACCCGTCGGCGCGGATGGTCTCGACCCGCTCCAGATTGTTGGAAAACGACAGCTTGCCGCCCACCACATTGGCCAGCTGGCCGCCACCGACTCGGATGGTGCCGCTACCCTGGCTGAACCGCTTCAGGGCAAAGGCCGCTGGGGTGGCGTCGACAGTGGCGGCGGTTTCGGTCTCGCCCTGGGCGATCACCGAGATGGTGGCGTTGGCCGCGCCGGAGCGGGCCATATCGAAGGACAGCTTGTCCAGCTTGGCACCGCCATGGCGGAAGAACTTCGGGACCGCCAGTTGGGCGTGGCCGATCTCGATGGCGAGGCTGGGCAGCGTACCGCCCGAGGTGAAGACATGGTCGAAGGTACCGTCACCGTTATCGGCGGTGGCGGGTGTGCCGAACAGACCTTTCAGCCAGAACCCCAGCGCCCGCATATCCAGCGGCACGCCGATATCGCCCTCGTCCTTGATCGCCTCATAGAACGGGTCCTGGGCGTCGCGGCCCTGGCCCAGCAGCGGGTCGTAGCCCAAGGGGCGCTCGGCGCCGAGGGTGGATTCCTTGAACGACAGCCGTCCATAACCGCCGGCCGGAAGCACGCCGTAGCTCGCCTCGAAGGCGGCCAGCAGGATGCAATCGGCGCCATAGGCCCGAGTTTTCGCCATGGGAGATTCTCTCGACAAGGGGGGATTGGAACGACGCCACCTACGGCGTAGCCGTATATTCTGTTGCAGCCTCATACGGCCAAGCCGTACACTCTTGCTCATGGAGTACGAATTCGACCCGGCAAAGGACGCCAAAAATGTCGCGGAGCGCGGCCTTTCCCTGGCCCTCGCCCCCTACGTCTTCGAGGGGCTGGTGCATCTGGCCGAGGATGACCGCAAGGAGTATGGCGAGCGGCGGCAGGTGGCCTATGGTCTGATCCGAGGCCGATTATTCGTATGTGTGTTCACAGACCGTGGCGATATCCGCCGGGTCATTTCGCTGCGAAAAGCCAACTCGCGGGAGGTCGAAGCCTATGCGCCGAAAAATCACGCCTGACATGAGCAAGGCTGCCCTGGAGGCCGTAGATTGGGCCACCTTGGATGCGCTGTCCGATTCCGCCATCGAGCGTCAGATCGCCGCCGATGCCGATGTTGCACCGGAAATTCTGCCGGTGGACGTCAAAGCCATCCGCAGCGCCACCGGTTTGTCGCAGGGCGTGTTCGCCGCCCGCTATCGCATTCCCGTGGGTACCCTGCGGGACTGGGAACAGGGACGGAAACAGCCCGACACCACGGCACGCGCCTATCTTCACGTTATCGCCCGCAATCCCGATATCGTGGCCAAGTCGTTCGACGCCTGAGATCACCCCAACGGATCGGGACTGCTGTAGTGGATAGTGACCGGCACCGTGGCACCGCGTAAGGATGCGGCCCCGTCGATGGCGAGGCCGGAGGTCTTGGGGGCACCCCAGTCCAGCCATTCGGCTAAGCCGCCGAGGGAACGGTCGGCGGCCAGAGCCATCCCCACCGCCATCAGCAAGGCATCCAAAGTGGCACTGTCGCCGTCCTGGCCGCGCTGAAGGATGACTTCGATCTCGGTCTGGTGTTCCCACAGATAAGTCACCGGCGACAGGATCATCTCGGGATCGCCGGGATCTCCGTCGCGCAGGATGATCAGCCCCCCTGCAAGCACGGTTTCCGGCAACGGCGCTTCCCGCTTGGCCGTGGCACCGGGTACCGTTTCCAACCGCACCAGTAGGGCGGCGAGGATCTGTTCGCGGATGGAGGGCATCATGATCTCCAATTCCTGACGATCATCTCCGGTAGTGCCGAAGCCCATCGCTCGGCGGCGCGATCCACGTCGAGGCGCTTCTTCAAGCTCACCTGCGGCACCAGGATGAACATCACCACAGTGGTCATTCCGCGCCCGGTTCGCAGCGCCGAGGCGCTGCCGTGGCCAAAGCCACCCCGTTTGCCCGTTCGTGCCCGCATGTTCTCGGCCACCAGCAGCGACGGTGCGCCATGGCGATAGATGAACCGTAGGCGGCTCCCATGCATTTGTTCCCACAGGCCGGGCGTCATGCGCTTACCACGGGTGCCGGTCCCTGCGGCAGGCGTGGGGATCGCCAACCAGAAGCCATGTTTGGACTTGATCACCGCGCCCTGGTCAAAAGCGCGGATGATGGTCGGGGCCTTGGTGAAGACGAAGCCCGCCGCCTTGATGCTGGTGCGGCCCTTGGGATAAAGCTCGGCCCGCCAGGTGTTGGCGAGGCGCTGGCCCATCCCGGCCTCGGTGACCTGACGGCGGAGATCGGCCTTCAGTCCGTCGGCGGCCTGACGCATGGCAGCGGTGACAGCATCTTCGGCGGCTTTGACCTCGTCCGCCATGATCTTGCGCAGATCGCCGGAAAGGGCTGCCGCCAGTTTCATGCCGGTCTCGTGTCCAAGGTCCAGATCAGACGCTCGGCATCCAGGCGGGGTTCGCCCTGGACGACGAAGCTGTCGCTGTCATGGACGATCACATCCCCCGCCTGGGGTGCCGGAATCTCCCGCCGCCGAATCTCAAACACCGCCGTCCCTGTGTGGACGGTGATGTCCGAGAATTCGATGTCGCGGTCGGGCCGCCGCACCAGGGCCCGCACGGGACTGCTCTGGTAGATGACGGTGACGGCCATGTTGGGATCGGCGAACAGGTCGTCGAAGGCGTCGGAAAAGACCGACATGGTCAGTTGCTGGAGAAAATGCGGACCGCCAGACGCGGGCGCTTGTTCACGGGGAGGATCGAAGCCTCGGTTTTGACGTCGATGGCGCTGCCGTCCTGACGCGCAAGCTGGCGGGCATACATGGGCAGGCCCATGGTGTTGACCGTCTCGATCAGGTTGGCGGGGGCGCCATAGGTGACGAAGGTGTCCATGGTGCCGAGCGGAAAGGCGATGCCCTCGCCCGCCGGAACCAGGGTCTCGGTTCCGCCGGTGGAAAGGGTGACGGTGGCGTTGTATTCTTCGAACACCAACCCGGCGAAGGGAAAGCGGCGGCGGACATCTTCCCGCAGCGGCTGGGCTCCGGTGGTCGAGTAGTACTGGTAGGCCTGCTCGACCTTGGAGTGGCCGATCAGCTTGTCGAAGAAATCGGAGCTGACCAGGGCGGTGACCGCCGACATGGTCTCGCCCTTGAGCTCGGTCTCCACCTTGCGCAACACCTCGCGCACCTTGGCCTGGACGTTGGTGGTGGCGGTGCCCAGGACGAAATCCACCTGCTGACGGGCAAGGCTGAATTCGGCGAAGTAGTCGTAGAGGGTGGACCCGGCGCCGTCGCGGACAATGCCCCGGAGCGCGTTGACCTCCATGAACTCGCGGGTCTGGGCATGCTTGGAGCGCATGCGGGTCAGCTTGCGCTCCATGATGGTGGCCAGCGGGTCGGCGGAATCGGCGAGGCCGAAGCCGCGTACTCCCTGGATATCCTGGGGCAGGATGGTGTCGTCGTGGGGGATCCACGGCAGCGAGAAGGCGCGCATGGCGCGGTTGTCACGGTTGGCGACGGTGGCGGGACCGCCCAGCGGCACGGTGGGCAGCAGGTTGAGGACACCCTCGGCCTGCTCGATGATCACCGAGCGCTGGGTGACGCCCTCGAAGCGGAACAGCCCCATCTGGCCCAGCCGGGTGTAGAGGTTGGGCAGGATGTTGATGGCTTCGGTCATTTCCGCCAGCGAATAGCCGCCCGCGTCGAAGGGATTGATGATTTCGACCATGGAAATGGATCTCCGGGATCAGGCGGTGAGACGGGAAACGAGGCCGAGCAGGCTAAGCTGGGCCAGCTTGGCGACGATTTCGGCGGGCTGATCGACCGAGGGGTCGAACACCAGGATGGTCTGGGACAGCAGAATCGGCCCGCGCACCGCGACGACGGCAATCGCGTCGCCGGCAGTGGCATCGATGGCTTCCAGCAGGATTGCGGCAGCGGTTTCGGCTCCCTCGTCGCCGGTGACCACGGCGGTGGGCGACAGGCGGTAATGGCCGCTGGCGCCAATCCGTCCCAGCACGGAACCCAAGGCGTAATGGCCGCCGCCCTTGAGGGTGACGACCTCGCGGCAATAGCTGGCGTCGAGTTCGTATTTGAGCAGATCGCCCAGGGTGGGCTGCATGGTGAGCACGGACATGGCGATTCCTTACGGACGGGAGGCGGCTTCGCGGGCACGCCGGACGATGGGGCTTTCAGTGGCGGTCTTGACCGGCGGTACCGGAGCAGCGGCGATCACGTCGGCGGCATCGGATCGCGCCGCCAGCTGCTCCAGCACGGTGCGGCGCAGCGCCTCGGGACGGATGCCCTTGGCCATGGCCTCGACCGGGTCGATGGTGACGCCCAGGCGAGCGGCCTGGGCGGCGATGGCGCTGATCTCGGAGTATTCCGCCCGCAGGCGCTGCTCCAGATCGGCGGAGATGTCGGCGGGCGACTGCGGCGCGGCAGCCGTGACGGGGACTTCCCCCTGGGGTTCGGACATGATTCTTTCCTTGCCTGATGCGATGGGCCGGGATGCGACAGGAACAGTGGCGGTGGGACGGGCCAGGCTGGCGCCGAGATCGGCGAGTGCCTGGCGCAGTGTGCCGACGCGGTCGGCCAGCCCTGCCGCCACCGCCTGATCGCCGCGATAAACGGCGGCCTCGGTGGCGCGGATGGCGTCGGGGGATTTCTTGCGGCACTTGGCCACCAGATCGACGAAGCGACCGTAGAGGCCATCGACATCGGATTGGAGACTGGCGCGGGCGGTGTCGGACAACGGCTGATGGGGGTTGCCGTCCACCTTGCAGGCTCCGGCATGGACGAAGGTCCAGGCCAGTCCAGCCTGGGTATCGGCCCCGGATTCGTCACGGTGGGCCGCCACCACGCCAATCGACCCGACCTCGCCGGTCTGGGTGACGTAGAGGCGGTCAGCGGTACTGGCGATGGCATAGGCCGCCGACAAAGCGGCTTCATCGGCCACCGCCCAGATCGGCTTGCCACATTGGCTGCGGACGGCCTGAATCTGGTCGACCAGATCGAACAGCCCGCCCACCTCGCCACCGGAGGAATCCACATCCAGCAGGATGGCACGGATGCCGGGGTCGGTGGCCGCCGCCTCGATCTGCTCGCCGATCTCCGCATAGGACGACAGGCCGCTGGCCGCGCCGAGGTAACTGGACCGCGCCACCAGGGTGCCGATCACCGGCACGACGGCGATACCGTCCGCCGTCACCTCTACGTCGGCGGTGCCGGAATCATCGTCGTCATCGGGCATGGGCAGAGCCATGCGGCCCGACAGGCGGGGTTCCAGCACACCCAGAATCACGTCCAGTTTGGCGCGGGCAACCAGCAGCGGCGTCCCGTACAGACGGGCCGCGATATGGGGGAGATCGTGCATGAAATTTCCTCAGTTCGGCGGAGCAGACTGTTCGCTGTCCTGGGGCACCGGCTCGGGCGGCGGTGCGCCGAACACCAGTCCCAGTCGCTTTTCGCGGGCATGGTCGGCGGCGATTTCGGCATCCACCTGCTCGGCGTCGAAACCGCGTTCGGCCAGGGCCTGCGTCCTGCTTTTGAGACCGGCGTCGATCTGCTCGATCTCGGCGCGGGCGTCCTTGAGGGGATCAACCCAGTCCCATTTGGGCGGCAGCCAGGAACACGCCTGGAAGCTGGTGCGATCCTTGTCGTACCCGGGCAGGCTCAACGCCCCCGACAGCACCGCCACATCCATCCACCGCTGCCATACCGCCCGGCACATCTGATGCACCAGCACGGCGTGCTGCCAGGATTCGATGCGGCGGCGGAATTCCAGCAGGGCCAGCCGGGAATTGGAGTAATTGGCCTTCAGCATGTCGTTGGACAGGTAAGCGTAGGGCACGCCCAGGGCCGCCGAGATCTGCAGCAGCGTCCGGTACTGAAACGCCTCATAGGAGCCGCCGACATCGGCGGGGGCCGAGGTCTGGATCTGCTCGCCGGGTTCCAGCATCACCACCTGGCCGGGCTGCACGTCCATGGTGCGGTCGCCGGAACTGCTGTCCTCGGCGATGTCGAACGGCTCGCCGGGGCTGGGCGTGGTGACGAACAGCGCGTACATGGCCGCCACCTTCTTGCGGTCCAGTTCCGCATCGTCGTACTGGTCCAAGAGGAACAGCTTCACGATGGCCGGAGCAAAGCGCGAGACGCCACGCAACTGCCCGGCATCCACCGGATCGACCACATGGATGATTTCGGCAGCCGGAACCCGCGTCACTTCCCCGGCCACACCGGGGTCGGTCAGGTCGCCGGGATGGCGGCGCAGGAACCAATAGGCCACCCGCCGCCCAATGGCGTCGAACTCGATGCCTTGGCGGATGACGTTGCCGCCCGGCAGATCCTCGTTGCGGTTCAGTGGCAGCATTTCCGACGGCAGCATCTGAAGCTGCAACGGCACCGCCGGTCCATCTTCGGGGCGGCGTGGACGGAGGCGGAAAAACACCTCCCCCGCCATGAACACTTCCCGCACTGCCCGGCGCTGCTGGCCGTAGAAGTCGGTCATGCCTTCCGCGTCGCTGTCGTCGGTCCAGGTCAGCCACAGCTTCTGCACCTTGGCCTTCAAGTCGGCGTCAGCGATCAGCGACGACGGCTTGATCCCGGCCCCCACCACGTTTCCCGCCCAGCTTTCGATGGCATTGGCGGCATAACCGTTGTTGCGCACCAGATGGCGGGCCCGCGCGGTGATGTTGGGACCGGCGGCGGCGATCAGGGTGTTGAGATGGGCGCGGGTGGCCTGGAAACTCCTGAGCCGCCGGCTGCCCATTCCCGCCTCGAAGCCTCCCCCGAACCACCCGCCGCCGATCAGGGCGCCAAGGCGGCGACGGAACCCGGACAGCACTGTCACAATCCCTTGCTGGCGACGGTCAGCACCCGCCGACGCGGGGCCGATCCCGATGCCTGGGCAATGCGGCGGTCGAGATCGGCCAGTACCGTGTCGGCCAGGGCGAGATCGTAGTGGACGGAGCGGTCGCCAACGGTGACACGGCTCACCAGGGCGTTGCGCCGCGCCAAAACCCGCTCACGCTCGGCCTTTAGTTCGTCGAGGGTCATGATGTTGGTCAGCCCATATAGCTGGAATGAAAAACCCGCCGGGATCGGCGGGTCTGGGGGCGGCGGATTTGGCCCGCTTGGGCCTCGTCGGGCGGAATTGGGTCGGATGTGGCCAATTGCGCTTCCAGATCGCGCCATTTGGCCTCGGGCCAACGGTCGGCTCCGGCGATCCAGGCGGCGGCGCGGGCGTAAACCCGGCAATCCAGCGCCTCGTTGCGCTCTCTGAGCTTCTGCCATTCCAGTTTCGAGAAGCCGCGGCGGTTTTTGACCGTCACCAACTGCTCGGCGACGAATTGCTTGCACCACTCGGACTCCGTCCACGATGGCAGATGCATCGTTCCGGCGGGGAAACGGACACCTTCGGCCAGTTCCTCGTCGGTGGGCCGCTCCAGTCGCAGGAAACGGTAGGTTTCCGCCTTGAAGGTAGAGACCGCCACCGTCCATAGCTTGGCTCCCCGGCGGATTTTCTTGCCGCCCTCGGTGGCATCCACCAGGGTGGGGCCAGAGACCGGGCTGGCGCGGTTGAAACCCTCGACACCCTTGACCGGCGAGACCTGACCGACGCCCATCTTGCGCCCCCAGGCGTAAACCGCCGAGGTCTCGTAGCCAGTATCGACGGCCAGACGGGCGATCTTGAGGCTGATGCCGCTGGCATGGGGCCATGTGCGGCCCATAACCTCTTCCAAGGCGGCCCAGGTCTCGGCCTTTTCCGGCCCGCCCTCGATGACGACATGGTCGATCAGCCAGCTTTCCAGCCCACGGCCCCAGGCCCAGACATCGATCTCGATGCGATCCTTCTGGACGTCGGCCCCGGCGGTCAGGAACAGCCCGCCAGCCGGGACGATGCCGTTGGTCCAGGTCTCTCGGCGGTCGTAGAGGCGCTGCCAGTCGGGGGCTTCGCCGGTCTCGACCCAGGTTTCCCCCAGCACGGTGTTCTTGAATACCCGCAGAGCATCGTCATTGCCCTGGGCGGCTTCCCACAGGCGGACGATGTCGCGCCAAGATTGCCAGCCCGGCGGCGAATACAGTGCCGAGATGTGAAAGCCGATGGTGCCGGGATCGCTGGCAATGGCGGTGGCCCGCCACTCGCCTGTCGCCAGCATGGTGCCCTTGTGGTGCTCGGCGATGTCCTGGTCGCAGGATTCGCAGACGTAATGGACACTGCCTGGCTGGCCCTTGTCCCAGCGCAGCCGCTCGAATTTCAACCATTGCATGGTCCCGCAATGGGGGCACGGCACGAAGAACCGGCGTTGGTCGGACGCTTCGAATTCCCGCTCGATGCGCGACATGCCCCGGATGGTGGGGGTCGAAGCCAGAAACACCTTGCGGCGATGGGCGAAGGTTAGCGACCGGGCTTCGGCCAGCGCCACCGGGTCGCCTTCCTCGTCGGCGGAGGCCGGATAGGCGTCCACCTCGTCCAGGAACAGGTAGCGGGCGGGCATGGAGCGCAGGCCCACCGCGCTATTGGCCCCGGTCAGCACCAGGGTGCCGCCGGGGAAGTCCTTCGACAGCATGGTGTTGCCGGCGTCGCGCGACCGGGCCGGTTTGACCCGTTCGCGGATGGCCGGACTTTCGTCGATCAGCGGGTCGATGCGCTGGCGCGAGGCCCGCTTCGCCATCTCCACGGTGGGCTGGACACAGAGCATCGGCCCCGGCGCATGGTGGATGACGAAACCAATGAAGCAGCAGCCAGCCTCGGTGGCGCCCACCTGGGCGGCTTTCATGAACACCACCCGCTGCACCGGACTGGTGGGCGACAGCGCGTCCATGATGTCGCGCATATAGGGCGTCCGTGCCGTGCGGTAGCGGCCCGGTTCCGCCGAGGCCCGGCTCGACAGCATACGATGCTGGTCGGCCCATTGGGAGACGGTCAGGCGCGGATCGGGGCGCATCCCGTCCCGCCAAGCCAGCAGCACAGCGTCCGCCCCACGGAAACCAAACGCCTCATCGGAAGTTCGGCTCGATGGCGGCGAGTTCGTCGAGATGGGCGTGGACATAGGCTTCCAGCAGGGTCTGCATCATATGCGGGTCGATGCCGATTTCCGCCGCCATCTGCCCGGCCACTCGGGCGGGCCAGGTGATCCAGGCGTCGCGTTCCTGCCGCGCCAGCTTGAACACCAGGGCGGTGGCTCGCGCCCGGTCGACCACCTCATCCTTGAGGCGATCCACCTGGATGCGGGCCTTCTGGGCCTTGGCGACCTCGTGGGCGGTGCGGGCCTGGGCGAAGGTGGCCCCGGCGGCCGCGGCGGCCGGAACAGCCGGAGCAGTTTCACGCTGGGGCGTAGATGCCAAAGTAACGGGGGCTACGACCACCGGCTTCGGCGCAGAAGCAGCCCGTCGGCCAGGATCGGTTTGGGCATCCCAGGCGGCATCGGCCTTCGCCGGGTCGATGGTGCCGTCCGCCTCCTGGGGAATCCGGCCTGTCTGCACCGCCTTGCGCACGGCGGTATGGCTGACGCCACGCCTGCGCGCGTATTCGCGGACGGATAATCCCATGATCGGCTTCCGCTGAAATAAGCAATGAAATTCGGTGCTTAATCGGTTGATGCGTCGGGCCGACAGAGCGATGAATGTCCTCACGAACAGCGGAGGACACGATGAGAAAACGCAGCGACACCGCCAAGGCCATCGACGCCTTTCTCGCCAAGAAAGCCGAATTCGACGCGATGCTGGCCCGGCTGCAAACTTTGAGCGCCGACCACTTCAACTGGGTGCCCGACGAGATCACCTGGGGCCACGCCGGGACCATGGCCCACTACGCCGAGATGCTGAAGGCCATCAGCGACAGCGCCTTTCAGGAGGGTGAATTCGCCGCCTGATCAGTGGCTTTCCCCTTCCGCCCCGACCGGCTCCAGGCTGGCGGGGCTCGGGGTGGTACAGGCGGCGGGACTGGCCCGCGTCATCCTTGGAGTACCACCCATGACCCAGCTTTCCGACATCCAGGCCGTCATCTTGTCCGCCGCCTGCGCCCGTGAAGGCGGCTTCCTGCTGCCGATTACCGCCGCCTTGAAGGGGGGCGCGGTGAAGATGGTGCTGACCAGCCTGATCAAGAAGGAATTGGCCGAGGAAATCCCCGCCGAACCCGGCCAGCCGGTGTGGCGCGAGGACGAAGACTGCAACCCGCTCACCCTACGGGCCACGCCCGCTGCCTACGAGGCGTTGGGCATGGGAGCCGACACGGGCGCGGACACCGCCCCGGAAGAAGAACCGGCGACGGACATGGCCGACCAGCAGGAACTCCCGGTGACGGAGGCCGACACCGCCGATGGTGAGCCCGAAGAGGCGGCCGCTACCGGCACCCAGAACGCCCCGCGCCCCCGCAAGACCCGCGAGGGCAGCAAGCAAGAAGCCCTGATCACCATGCTGAAGCGGCCCGAGGGCGCCAGCATCGCCGAGATCACTGCCGAATTCGGCTGGCAGCCCCACACGGTGCGTGGCGCCATTGCCGGGGCGTTGAAGAAGAAGCTGGGGCTGGAGGTCACCAGCGAGAAAGTCGAAGGCCGGGGGCGAGTTTACAAACTCCCGGCAGCCTGAAGGAGCCGCCAAATGCCCCGCTACAGCGTCATCATCACCCGCGATGTCACCGAGAGTACAATCGTCCAGGTCGAGGCCGAAACGCCCGCGCAAGCCGAGACGGCGGCCTTCGAGAAAATGCACGAGAGCGCCGAGACCGAGTGGGAACTCGACGAAGGGTCCTGGAACAAGGGCGACGCCTACGTCACCGGTATGGACGAAACCTCCTGATGGCGCTCGATTTCGGTCAGCACCATCAGGGCTTGATCGAGGGCCGGCATGTCACCGGCCCTCGACGCGCGGTCCACCTGCGTCTTGGCCACATCGAGAGCGGCCTGACCATAGTGATCCATCAGATCACTCGCGGCGCGGGCCACATGCTCGGGATTGACGGCCATGGCTTACAGCGACTTCTTTAGTGTCGCCGAGGCGCTGAACTTGATCGAGGTTGAGGCGGCGATGTCGATGGTCTTGCCGGTCTGCGGATTGCGCCCCTGACGAGCCGGGCGTTCCGACTTCGAAAAGGAGCCGAAACCGATAAGGCTGAAGCGACCCTCGGTCTTGACGCCTTCGACGATGGTGGCCAGCACCGCTTCGACGGCGGCATCGGCCTGGGCGACGCTGCAACCGGCGGCTTGGCGGATAGCCTTGGACAGGGCGGATTTACTCATGATGCTCTTCCCCTCGGAAAATGTGGCCGAAAGAGTAGCCGCCCACCGTCTCGATTCCAAGTCGGCCGGATCAGCGGCGGCAAACCTCGAACAGTCGCCGCAAAGCGTAGGACCGGAGAATCGAGACCACGGCGAAGACCAGACCAATCCGCAGATCATCGGCCAGGGTGATGTGAATGCCGAAGACCGGAAACACTACCACCTGGGTGGCAACCGCGATGCCGTAGCCGATCACCACGTTGGCGGCAGCCTCGACCAGGGACATGCGGCGGGATTGGCGTATCACGATACCACCTTGAAATTGCACGATTAATCTGCTTGATAAACAGCCGAAACGAAGCGTTACTGGCCTCACCAAAGCGGAGGCCAATACCATGCAGACCCGAGACCAAGCCCTGACCGAGATCGCCACCAAGATCCTCGATCTCGAAACCCTGGACACCCGCAAGAGCGACCGCCTGGACTTCTGCGAACTGGTGGTGTGGCAGATCAAGAAGGCCCTGGAAGCGGCCTACGCTGCGGGTCAGCAGGCGAAGTGATCATGGCCCTGACCGTCCGCCCCACCGCCGCCCTGAAGGCCCATCCGCAGTGGTCCCAGGCCGATTTCGAGTATTTTCGGGGCAAGGGCTATTCCAACCAGCAGGTGCTGGAGTTCTGGAACCGCGACCTGCGCCTGGGCTGTAAGCCGGTGAACTGGAAGCCCACCGACGCCAAGTACCAGACCTCGCTTCGCCGGATTACCCGGCGCTGACCGCCTTCCCGGCGGCGATTTCCTCGAAACTCCGGCCATCGCCGTCCAGCACGGCCTTGCTCCCGGTCAGCTTCTGCCAGCGGCCGACGATCACGTCGGCATAGGCCGGGTTCAATTCCATCGCAAAGCATCTGCGGCCCGTGGTTTCGGCGGCGATCACCGTGGTGCCGCTGCCCGCGAAGGGCTCGTACACCCCGTCGCCCTCGGTGCTGTTGTTGAAGATCGGGCGGCGCATACATTCCACCGGCTTTTGGGTGCCATGGACCGTGGCTTCATCCTCATCACCGTTATTGCCGATGGCCCAGATTGTGGCCTGATCCCGCGCCCCCTGCCAATGGCCGGTGCCGTTCTTGCGCACGGCGTACCAGCAGGGTTCGTGCTGCCAGTGATAATCACCCCGACCCAACACGAAGCGGTTCTTCGACCAGATGATCTGGGCGCGGATCTTGAAGTCGTTGGCTTCCAGGCTGTCGGCCACTGTCTTGGCAAAGATCGCCGCGTGCCAGACATAGGCCACCTCGCCAGGGAACAGCGCCCAGGCTTCCCGCCAATCGGCGCGGTCGTCGTTGGCCACCTTGCCGGTGCGGGCCGAAGACGACACCCCCGCCTCGTTCCGCCAGGTGGGGTCGTATTCCACCCCATACGGTGGATCGGTCACCATCAGGTGCGGCACGGCCCCGGCCAGCAGGCGTTCCACGTCGGTGGCGCTGGTGCTGTCGCCGCACAGCAGGCGGTGGCGGCCCAAGATCCACAGATCGCCGGGCCGGGTCACCGGATCGGCGGGCGGATCGGGGATTTCGTCTTCGTCGCCATCGCCCTGGCCTTCGCCCTCGTCATCAAGGGGAGCCATCAGGGCGTCCAGTTCCTCTTCCGAGAAGCCGATCAGGTCGAGGTCGTAACCCTCGGCGTTCAGCGCGTGCAGTTCCGCCGCCAGGGTCTCGTCATCCCATCCGGCATTCAGGGCCAGTTTATTGTCGGCCAGGATGTAGGCGCGGCGCTGGGCCTCGGTCAGATGGTCGAGAATGACCACCGGCACCGTCTCCAGCCCCAGGGATTTGGCGGCGGCGAGACGGCCATGCCCGGCGATGACGTTACCCTGGCTGTCGGCCAACACCGGATTGGTCCAGCCGAACTCGACCATGCTGGCGGCGATCTGGGCGACCTGGCTGTCCGAATGGGTCCGCGCATTGCGGCCATAGGGGATCAGCCGGTCGATGGGCCAAGGCTCGACCGTGTCGGGAAACGGATGGGTCATGGTCAGTCCGTGCAATCGCAGGGCAGGCAGTCATCGGATAGGCCGCCCTCGAAATCCCGCTGGCGGCGGACGAAATTGAGCAATTCGCGGTAGCTGGGCCGGTCGGCGCGAAACAGCGCCACCTCCGGCTTGGTCAGGGTACCGAGCGCCGGGGCGTTGCGCTCCATGTCGATCCACCATTTGGCCCGCTCGGGGAACAGGCGCATGATCCCCTTGATGGTCGCGGCCCCCTTCATGTAGCAGAGGTCGCAATTGCCCAGCGGCGTCTTGCCGTTGTTGTCGGGCAGGCCGAGATCGAAGGGCTGGCGCTTCCAAAAGGCCGAGACGTCCTGTCGGCTCACCTTGGCCTGATCCAGCGGCAGGATGGTTTCAAACCGCTCCTTGCCCGCTTCATTCATGGCCTTCTGGCGGGCGACCCGGCGGGGTTCGTCATGGCGCAGGCCGACGACGTTGATCCATTCCGGGTAGCCCCGCATATCGCGCATATAGGCGATGCCGCGCTTGACCTTGAGGTAATGGGTGCAGAGCCGCATGGTCGGATTGGGCAGGAAGCCCCGGGCCTTGATGATCTTCTCGAAGGGTTCCCCGTCGCGGGCGGCGCTGTTGTAACCCACCACGCTGGTGTCGAACGGCTCGGCGGGATCATATTCCAGCCAGGTGATCGGAACCGACCATCGCACCGAGCATTCGTGGACAAAGCGCAACGTCTGCTCGAATTCCCGCCCGGTGTTGAAAAACACCACATGGACGTCGGCGGGCAATTCCCCACCGTGGGCGTCCAGGATTTGGCGCAGCATGTAGCCGGACGTGCGTCCGCCCGAGAACGACACCAAAGCGGGGCCGTCGATGCGATAGGGATTGCGTGGCATGTCGGTTATCCGGTGGCCTGAGCCTGGATGCGGCGGCCCAGCCAAGCCATCACCGGGACGGCCATTGAGTTGCCCAGCGCCCGATAGCGGGGGCCATCGGGACAGTCCTCGGCTGCCTTCCGCCGCCAGGGGATCAGGGTGTAATCGTCGGGGAAGCCCTGGAGCCGTTCACACTCTCTTGGCGTCAATCTGCGTACCGCCATGCCGGGGGAATGGACGGCAAAGGGCGATTTCTCAAAGGCCCGCAGGCAATCGGTGTGATCCACGGCGATGCCGAGCGACGATTGGGCATTGCCGCTCTTGTGCATGTTGAACGCCACGGCGTGCTGCTTGCCCGCTTGCAACGCGAACATGGGATCGCTGTCACCGCCGATGCCGATTCCGGCACGGGGATCGGTGGTACTGATTCCCGTGCGGGCACCGGCCTCCTGAATGGGAATGGCCACCGGCACCAAAGGCGTGCCGCGCCCGGTTCCATCTTCCGAAGCGTCGAAACCTTCGCCGCGCAGGGAATGGGTGACCAGGGTGTCGATATCAGGCCGGTGGGCGAGGTTCGCCTTGGCCCGCAGGGTGTGGGCGATCAGCGTGTCGGTGCAATCGCTGTCCACGCCACGGGACAGGTCACGCGCCCGTAAGGTGGTGGCGACGCAATCCCCGACGAAGCCGGTCATCTGGTTGGCCCCGGTGGTCAGGGTCTCGGCCAGATCACAGGACACGTTGGTGGCGACGAAGGTTTCCGTCTCGAAATCCATCCGCCCGCTGGCCGAGGCGCAGGCGTTGAGTGCCGTGGCGATTTCGATGGGGCCGGAGGTGTTGTTGCCGCCGAATGCCTCGGCGATCAGCCTGCCGCTAGTGGCGAATGACGTCTCGCCGCTTCGGCCAGCGCGAGCATCAAGCGTGGGGGCAACAGCTTGTTCCGCTTCTCGGCGCGGCGGATGATCCCGGCGCACGCCTTCGCGCTCAAAAAGTACTTGGACGGGATCGGCCCGGTCTCCAGCACCTGCGACAACGAACACACGACGGCGGCGTTGGGCCAGGCCGAAATATTGGGCGTCGAGAACCCGCCACGCGACTGTGCGCGTGGGTCCAACGACAACACCAGCGTCCGACCATTTGCCCCCTGGCGGGACGAGCGGACCATCTTCTCCGGCCAATCCGCCCAGAAGACATCCGAAGGCGTTGTCGCGGGTGGACAGGACACCGGGGACGTTTTCCCAAACAACCCAAGCTGGATCGATGGCATCGGCGAGTTCCACGAATTTGAGGGCAAGGTTGCCACGGGCGTCGTCCAACGACTTGCGCAGGCCCGCCACCGAGAAGGCTTGGCAGGGCGTGCCGCCCACCAGCATATCGATCTTGCCCCGCCATGCCCGACCGTCGATGGCGGTCATGTCGCCCAGGTTGGGAACATGGGGGTAATGGTGGGCCAGCACGGTGGCGGGAAACGGTTCGATCTCGGCAACGAAAGCCGGTTGCCAGCCCAAGGGTTCCCAGGCCGCCGTCGCGGCTTCGACCCCGCTGCACACCGAGCCGTAAACTAGCCCCAGGGCGTGCGGCATCAAGCCGAGCGCCGGGAAACCCGGCTCGGGATGGACAGACTGCATGGCGGTGGAAACCTGGATCAGGTGGAAACTGGAAACCTGCCGGTGGAAACTTGGGTCAGGTTTCTGGCAGCGGTTTCCACCCAGGTTTCCACTCAGCCGGAAACGCGAAAGGCGCGCTGTCGTTGGACAAACGCGCCTTGGGGCTGGAAACTGGAAACCGGAGTGGAAACCTAGATTTTCGGGCTGACGCTAGCGAAATCGGGCGCTGATGCCGCCCGCATAGGTTGCTGGCCAGGGAGGACCCGCGAATTGTTCTTTCCTTGCTCCCGAGGCGGGCGGCGGGTCATTTGATGATCGCCGCCGCCCCTCGCGAGCCTGGAATGACATTTACCCCAAACCGGCCATTGCTGTCGCGCTGGGAAGCGTCCTGGGACACTCTTCGCTCTCCTGCGCTGCCCTGGTCCGGGCGATCAGATCGACCTTGGAGATGTGGCGTGGAATCCGCTTGCCATTGAGCGTCCAGGCGATGACGCACAACGCGAACAGCCAATGCCGGTGGGCGGCGGAACGGGTCATGCCGACCTTCCAGCAGATCACCTTCCACGGCTCGCCGATGGCCCGCAGCCAGACGATCCTGGCGTCGTCGGGATTGAGATGGCGCAGCCAGGGCAGGGCTTGGTCCATACGAGTGATGGCGGCAGCCGAGGGCGGCGGACGGCGCAGCTTCACCTCGGCGACACCATAGGACTCCCAGTACTCCCGCACATAGGGAGGCCATGTGCTGGCATGCCCCTGCACCTTCACGTCGGGGAGACGATGCAGGGTGTCGGCGGCCTCGGAGATCCATTCCTCGACCAGGGACGGTGTCCATATGATTTCAGTCATGGGACGCCTCCCGATCCGGCCGTGTGCCGTAGAGCTTGGCCCCCAACTGGCGGACCAGTTCGCGCTCCGGCCAGGTCAGGCGCTGGTCGTCCTCGGCGATGACCAGGACGCCGCGTTCCTGCCAACCGTCACGCTTGACCCGTTCGGCATCGCGGCGCTCGCCGCCGAAGCCCCTGGGGAAATACCTCATCGCACACCTCCGTGGGTGTCGATGGCCCAGGTCAGGATGGCCAGAGCGTCGGCCTCGTTGTCGTCCTCGGGGGTGAAGCCTTTGGATCGCATGGCGGCGATGACGGCATCCTTGCCCGCATTGCCCTTGCCGGTGGCGTGGCGCTTGATGGTGCCGACCGGCACACCTTGATAGGGGATGTGCTTAAGTTCGCACCAGGCGGACAGGTGGGCCAGGAAACCGCCATAGAGGTGGGCGGCGTCGGTGCCGGCATGACGGCGGACTTCCTCAAAATGGATCAGGTCGATGCCTTTGGCGCCGTCCAGCAGGTGGTCGAGCCAGGAGCGGAAGCGAAGGAAGCGCATGCCGCCGCCTTCATATCGTCCCGACCGGAATTCCATGGTCCCGGAGACAACGGCACCATCGGCGAGCCGCAAGGCCCAGCCGGTGGTGGTGCCCAGATCAAGGGCGAGAATGGTGGTCATGATGAAGGCTCACGAGTCTGTGGGCCTCCGGCTTTGGTCGGGGATGAGGCTATCGGCCCTGGAATCGAGGCTCAAGGGAAAATCGTTGCGGTCGAAGAAGATCGCAACCCTGCGAATACTTGCGAAGACGCCAACCTCGGGTGGGTCCATGGGGCCATGGGTCCCAACGGGGATCACCAAGTCTCCCAATAAAAATAGAAATCAACATCAATACGGATCGTCATCAGGCAGCCAACAACCGTTGGATTGTAAATTTTGTTTGTATCCCACAGGTGTTGAAGAGGTTGGGACCCATGGCCCCCAGTGGACCCAAAGCACTTATCGTTTTGAGATCACTTCGTTTTTATGGGTCCGCATTTCGATCCGGACGTGGACCCATCTGGACCCGGATACTTCCGAGACAATGCCACCGCAGCAAATCACTCATGGTTCACAGCTTGCCCTAAAAATCGACCTTTCATAGAATAGCCGCGCACATCACCGCCCTTGAGTGTCCTCATGTCTTCCGCAGGCTATATTGCGTATATCGACGAATCGGGTGATTTCGGCCTGCGAAGAATCGCTCCCATTGATGGCAAGGGCGCTTCCGAATGGCTTGTTCTATCCGCCGCGGTGATCCGGGCGGAAAATGAGGCCGAGGTTCCCAGGTGGCTTCGGGAAATCAGGTACGCGGCCAAGAACAACCAATCGCAAGATCTTCACTTCCGAACTCTCACGGATCGGCAGAAGGCAATCGTCTGCGAGGGCGTCGCGAACTGCGAGGTCAGGCTCTTCACGGTCATCTCCAACAAGAAGAACATGAGACGGTATAAAAATGCGTCGGCAGCCCATATCAGCAACACCCGCTCATGGCTCTATTGGTGGATGTGCCGACTCCTGATGGAACGGATCACGGAATTTTGCGAGCGCCGGAATGAGAAGGACGGGACATCCGGCGCCAAGCTCCGGATCGAGTTCTCCCGGCGGCAGGATCTCAAATACCATGAATTACGGGGTTACTTTACCCGGCTCATGATGCAATCCAACACCAGATCGCTGTATCTGGCGAAGAAGGAGATCAAGTGGTCGGTGATCGATTTTGACCAAATCCAGTCGTTCGACCATCGGACCAGGGCTGGCCTGCAGTTTGCCGATGTCGTGGCCAGTGCCTTTTTCCAGGCGGTCAATTGCGACAACGGTATGCGGTGCAATCCGGAGTTCGCGGAGCGCCTCAAGCCCAGGGTATGGAAGCCGAACGGCCAATGGTTCGACGCTGGGGTGAAGGTTCTCCCGTTCCCCCTGAAATGCGCCAACCTGTCGGAAGACCAAAAACGAATCTTCTCGTCGTATGGGTACCCAGACGACAAATGGTGAGCTGCCTGGGGCCGGTCATTCGAAGGCGGATAGCCAACCAGACCTAAGGGCAGGCGTCTTTCGAGCGTGCTGTAATAGATACAGCGGGCATCCCAGCGCAGCCGTAAGGATTCTGCCCCGCTTCTTGCCCCTTCGTCAACGGTGTGAAGCAGGCGTCGACCGTGCCGGCAGACGGTAACGCCATTCACGGAGATTTTCGCTGTGGGCGCCAATGCGGGCACGGTATCGCTCCCACCCTCTTGCCTTCAGATAGGCGGTGACCCGCATCTGGTCGGCGCGGGTCCAACGCCCCGGCTCGATGCCGATGGCGTGGCGCAGCACCTCGGCCACCGACACGTCGGAGAGCGGTTCGGGCCGGGCCACCTCCACCTCGCGCCAGTCGTCGTAGGCGCCGTAGCCGTAATTGACCCGCTCCTTGTCGTAGACCAGCCAGCGGTCGATCAGGCCGTCCCAGGCGTCGGACTGGTAGCGTTCCTCCTGCTCGGCGCGGGCCATGGCGATCAGCTCGGGATCGTCCAGCCACCAGATGGCGCCCTGATGGTATAGGGCCATGGCCTCGGCCCAGAGCTGGTCGCGGTCGCGGCGGAGCGCCTCCAGATCGATCCGGCCGCAGCGGATAGGCCAGAAGCGGCGGTTGCCGGTCTCGTCGCGCAAATAGGTGTCGGGATTGACGCTGCCGGCGAATACGCATTGGCGCGGCACGTCGATGACGTAGCGCTCATAGGGCGGGCGGTAGCGGTCAACCGTGCGGGTCAGGAATGACTTGATGCGCGATACCTCGGCGCGGCCAATGGCGTCCAGTTCGGCAATCTCGATAATCCAGACGCCGCGCATCTGCTGAGCGGCGTCCTTGCTGCCGATCTCGGCCAGTTCGTCGGTGAACCAGTCGGCTCCCGCCAGGATTTTCAGGGCGGTGGATTTCTTGGCGCCTTGGGGGCCTTCGAGGATCAGCATGTGGTCGACCTTGGCGCCGGGGGCCATGATGCGGGCGATGGCCGAAATCATCCACAGCGAGCCGAAGGCGCGGTTGAGCCGATTATCGGCGGCGCCGAGATGGTTGACCGCCCAGGCTTCCAGCCGGGGTACGCCATCCCATTGTAGGCCGGTCAGATACTCGCGCACCGGATGGACGCGGACGTCGCGGGCGACGGCGCCGACGGAACGGGCAACGATGGCGGGAGCGACGTTGATCTCGCGGCGCTGGAGCCATTCGGCACAACGCACGTCGTCGGCATCGGACCACGGGCGCGGGACCGGGGCTTGGTCGTCCCAGGGCAGCGGCCGGTTGACGATGATCTCCTGGCGGAACTCGTCGAACACCAGCGCCCCGGCGAAGGCTTCATCATTCGACAGGGCGGTGATGACGTTGGCCTCATTGCGCTCGGGCGTACCGTCGGGGCTGGTGCGAAGCTGGTTAAACCACGTGGGGCGAAGGGACGGCATACCGGAGGGGCCGGTGCGGCCGCGCAGATTCTTGATCTGCTTTTCCGTCACCGACACCGGGATGCGGGTGGTGGCCTTGATGGCCGTCAGCACTTGACGCTCGGCCACCGGATCGAGGCGGGCCTGGGCGAGATGGCCGAGCAACCGCCCCAGATCGCCCATGTCGGGCGGGAAGGTCTGCGCCAGGGCGGCGGCGTAAAGGTCGTCGAAACCGGTCGGCGGCAGCGGCTCGGCTGAGTTGGCCGATTCCTCATTATAATGTGCGGCGACCGTTCCCTTGCCGAGGTCGTCGTTGAAGTCGTCGCCGTGCAGGGGCGAGACGATGGTGGATGGGATGTTGGCCTGATTGAGGCGGTCGGCCAGAGTGGCGGCGGCCTGCTGGCCAGCCTCTCCGGCATCGGCGAAGATGGTGACTCGGGCGGTCCCCTCGGGCCATTGCCAGTCGCGCAGATTGCCCGCCGACAGCGCCGCCCAGGTGGGAATGCCGAAGATCGCCCAGGCCGACAGCGCGGTCTCGATACCCTCGCCGATACCGAGATGGCCGTCGGCGGGAATGGGGGCCAAACGGACGCTGCCGCCCGCCACCGGGCCGAGCATCTTCTTGCCCGGCGGAGCCTTGCCCGAACCATCCTCCAGCAGGAAGGTGCGGTGGATGCCGCCGGTGGGATTGCCGGTACCGTCGCGGACTATGCCCACCAGCCCTGGCCAGCCGCGGCGGCTGTCGAAATCGGTCAGGTCATCGTGGAACCGCAGATCGGGCGAGACGGGATCGCCGACACCACGGTGGCGGAGATAGGTCTCCCCGACGGTTCCGGCGAGGGGCTGGGCGGAGCCTACGATACGGGTCACTTCCAGATCGTGGCTCGGCTTCGGTGTTGGCGGACGTACCGGGGCTGGCAGATCGAGCCGTGCCAGCCGCGCCGCTTCCTCGAACAGGTCGCGGTCGGACAGGCCGGTGGCGTGGTGGATCAGGTCGATGGGGCCGGCGCTTTCGCCGGTGGCATGGTCAAAACCCCAGCCGGCATGGGTCCCGGTCAGGTGCAGGATGCACGAGCCTTCCTTGCGCGGGGCTCGGCCCGACAGGTCGGCGCAGCGCAACGTCCGGCGGTCCTGCGACCACCGCGCCTGCGGAAACAGCCCCGGCAGCCAATCCTGCGCGGTGGCGGCCAGGCGGTCGCGGATCTCATCCAGATCATGCCGGGCGGGTGCCTGCCAGACGTCATTGAGATCGATCATGCCAGGATCACCAGCCCCCGCTCGGCGCGGGTGATGGCGGTGTAGAGCCAGCGGCGGCGGTCTTGCTCGGTGCGCCCCAGCCCGTCGTCCCAGACCACGACGTTCTCCCACTGGGAGCCTTGCGCCTTGTGGCAGGTGATGGCCCAGCCGAAGGTGGCCTCGGTCAGCTTCTTCTTGTCGCGCCAATCGCGGTCATGGCGATTCGGGTCGAGGGCGACATGGTCCTCGAAATGGCCCTTGTAGAGCAGCAAACGCCCCGGCTTGCCGTCCCTGGCGGGTGGTCCGATGTGGGTGCCGTCCTCGTCGGCGACCACCGCCGAGAAATACAGGCTGCCTTCATCGACGATATCGGCCAACGACAGGAACATGCCGTTGATCAGGCCGAGATCCGACTGATTCTTGAGGCAGATGATCTTCTCGTTCGGGCCGGTGGGCAGGAACGAACCCCCGAGGCCAGCGGCCCGGCGCAGGGCGTTGTTGAGCTGGAACCGGGTGGCGTTCCTGCCGCAGATGACCTGACCGCCGCGCAGGGCCTGATCGGGGGTGACGTCGGCCATCCGCATCTTCCAAGCATGGTCGTCGTATTGGCCGAAGCCGATGGACTGGCCTTCGCGGGCCATGGTGGCGAGGCGGATGATGGCGCTCTCGGCGGCTTGGCGGTGGATCTCGGTCAGCATGATGTCGGGGGCCTGTTGGGTGAAGGCGCCTTCGCCCTTGATCGGCGGCAACTGGCCGGGATCGCCCAGCACCAGGATGGGGCGGCCGAAGCTCATCAGGTCGCGGGCCATCTCCTCGCCCACCATGGACACCTCATCCAGCACGATCAGCTTGGCGCTGGCGGCCGGGCTGTCGGGATTGAGGGCGAAGCGCGGCTTCTTCATCTCCCGCAAGGTTTGGCGCATCGCCTCGATGGCGGCTTCGGCGGCGGTGCGGTCGAAGCCACCCAAAGCACGAGCGTCAATCTCGGCTTGGACGATCCGTTTCTGCGCCTCCTCGATCTCCTCCTCGGTGGCCTCGATGACGCTGTAGATCAGGCTGTGGATGGTCCGAGCCGGAGTGCCCTTGCGTCGCAGTACCAGGGCGGCCTTGCCGGTGAAGGTGGCGGTGACCACGCCGGGCGTGTCGTCGCTATGGGGCACGAGGCCGAGATCGTCGAGAGCGAATTTCAGCACCGTGGATTTGCCGGTGCCGGCGAAGCCGAACAGCCGGAATACCGGCTGCTGCTCCGTCCTGGTCTCGAACCACTGGCGGATGGTGGCGATGGCGCGGGCCTGCGTGTCGGACGGCGTGATATCGCTCATCGGCAGCCGCCCCAGCAGCGGTCCTGCCAGGCGCAGGGAGAATGCCAGCCCGCCGAGGTTTTGCCGCCACGACACACCACCGAGGTCCGCTCGGCAACGGCGCGGGGCAGGAGCTCCTGGGCATCGCTGGCCCGCACCACCTGGACGGCGCGGTCGCTCATGGTCTGGGCCAGGGCGGCATCGAACGGCACCAGCTCGCAGTGAATTTCCCAGGTATCGCGGTTGAGCGCGGTGAACAGGGCTGGCGCGGGCAGATCCATGTAGGCCTGATAGAGGGCAAGCTGGGCGGCGTAGACTGGCTTGGACAACACGACGCCGCGCTTGACCACGTCCTTCCACGACGACACGCCCAGCGCCTTGTTCTCCCACAGGGCGGGATAGGCCATTGCCACCGGGCCGCCGACGAGGCAACCGTCGATATGGCCCTTGAAGCGGCCGTTCAGCGCCGAGAAGCCGAACTGCTTCCCGTCGCGGCGCTCGGTGCGCAGATCAAACCCAGCGGCCCGTAGCCAGGCCGCCACCACGTCCTCGCCGCGATGCCCGGCCTCGAAGATCCGCAAGGTCGCTGGCTCGAAATCCCGGCCTTCATCCTTGGGCACGGCGAGATAGTCGTACTGGATCTGGCGCAGGCATTCCCGACCGATCCCCGAGGTGCTGACATATTGGCCGGCTACCTGCGCCCGGTTGCGCACCACCAGGGCGGCATCGATGGCGGCGTTCACCGCCATGGTGATGCCGGGATCGCGGGCGGGTCCCTGGTACTGGCAGCCGGAACCATGGTTGAGGTCGAGCATGGCGGGTCTCAAAACGGGATGGGATCGTCGAAGGGCGTGCCGCTACGCTCCTGGACACCGGCCTGCCGCTGCATAGACTCGACATAGCCGGTGACGGCTGCCTCGATCAGGAGGTCGATGTCGGCGGCGGAACGGTTGAAGAAAGGCTCCATCAGGCCCAGCGCCGTCAGCGCCTCGGCGAAGAGCGGACGGGCGTCCTTGATGGCCTGGGTTTCGCGGGCGGTCTTGTCGATCATGCCATTGCTCCGTCGGGCGATCTCGGCGCCGGCCTGCTGGCAGCACATCGAGCAGAAGCCGTAATGGGGAAAGTCGTCGTGGCGCAGGTGGTGGACATAGCCGAAGCCTCGGGTTTCCCGGTCGCAGACGGCGCACAGCGTCAGGCCAGCAAGAACCGGGTCAGCTCCGGGTGCTGGCCCGGCTCGTCCTTGATCCGGGAACAGCCCAGCACGATGAAGCTGCTGATGGCGGCCTGGGCCATGGCCTCCAGTTCCCATAGGGCGAGAACCCTGATGGGCTGGTGCAGTTTTCCGCGGGCTTCGAGCCATTCGCCGATCGCCTTCGCCGCCTGGCGCGTCACATGCGCCTGCCATTCATCATCGGTCATAGTGGGGCCGCCCGCCGGGCTGACGGGCGGCATCTTCCTCAGCCATTGAGCCAGGCCGGGCCATTGGCCGTCGGCTGTGCTGCCGGTTGCTGGGCGGCGGGCTGGGGCTGCTGGTTCCAGGGGACCGTGCCGGCCTGCTGTTGCGGAGTCTGGGCGGGAGCGGCATCGGTAGCCCAGGCCGGAGCGTTGCTCGCCACGCTGGTCGCCGCCGGCTTGCGCGGCTTGGCGTTGATGGGATCGGGATCGACCGCCTCGCCCTTCATCACCGCCGCGTACAGGGCCTCGTCGGGCAGCACCACGTTGGCCAGCCGGTTCTGGTCGCGGTACTTGGGATCGCTGGCGGGCTCCACCATGATGCGGGCGGCGAAGGTGATGCCGTCCAGCTGCTTCAGGCCCTGGATCAGCCGCTTGGCCTTGGTCGCCTCGCTCATATCCTTGGGATTGAGGCCAAGGGCGGAATCCACCATGGCGCGGAACGACGCCTTGGAGATGTTCCAGCCCTTGCTCTGGCCCTTGTCGTCGAGCTTGCCGCCGGCCACCGTGAAGTTCTGCCAGAACTTGCGGCGCACGAACGGCCCCTCGACCACGGTGAATTCGCAGTCGAGCATCTTGGCGTCGCTCTCGCTGGCGGCCTTCAGCAGTCCGGCATCCATGGGCGTCGAGCCGTTGACGCCACCGGGGCGGATGGACAGGCGGATCTTGGCGAAGGTGCCGTCGGGGATCAACTCGCCGGTGGGCATCATCTGCGGCTGGGCATCGTTGAGATCGTAGGACATGGGGGTGAGTTCCTTTCAATCAGGCAGGGATGCGGTTGATCTTGGTGAGCAGGGCGCCGAGATCGGGGGCCTCGGTCATCTCCAGGCGGCCGGAGCGATCCTTGGCCGGCAGGCCGTAAGGGTTGCCGGAGCGGCAGACCAGTCGGCGCTCGGTGGCCTTTTCGTCCAGCAGCCAGTTGCCCTCGGCATCAGCCGAGAACAGGTGCATGGAGATGACCTGATCGACGATGCCGGGCAGTTCGCGCCCCGCCTTCGATCCCTCCATCTGCGGCTGCCAGCTGGTGGCGTTGAACTCATCGGTGACCTTCTCCAGCACGCCGACGAAGATCACCGTCTTGCCGGGAGCGTGCTGCAGATGCTTCAGCGCCTGGATCACCTCGCGGCCCAGCAGGCCATAGGCGCCGCGGATGTCGGGCTTGCCGGTGCGATCCGAAAAGGCTTCCGGCTGCTGCTTGGCGAAGGCCATGACCTGGCGGGTGAGATCGGTGATGGAATCGACGAAGATCACCGGCATGGAGGCGAGGAATTCCTCGACCCCCGATCCGGCATAGAGCGAGCGCACATGCTGATAATGCTGGACACTGTAGAAAGCATTGGGATCGACCGCCGGATCGGGGCCGCCGATCAGCACCACCAGATCACGGAAGTCGCCGAAGCTGCGCACCGGGATGCTGGCGCCGGACCAATCCTGCACCGACTTCATGCCGGCCTCGAGATCGAGGCAGACGGTCTGGCCGGGCGGCAGGGTCTTCAGCAGCGAGGTCTTCCCGACGCCGGGCGGACCGAAGATGGCCACCGAGGTCTTGTTGCCGGCGGCGGACAATCGCTCGTCGGCGGTGATGATGCGGATGGTCATGGAGTCCTCCAATTCAAAGGGGGGGAACGACGGGGCGTTGACCGGGCGCCGAAGGGAAGCCTTGCCCGCCCTTGCGGAACGAGCTGCCCCGTCGTGTCTCAGGGGGGGGGCGCTGCCTCAGGGGGTGGTGGGTTTGAGCGCGAAGGTCGGCTTGCCGACCTTGACCGTGCGGGCGGGCTCAAAGGCGGTGCGGATGTGGACCGGCCAGGCGCCATATTTGCGTTCGGGCACCTTGATAGCGGTTTCAACGTATTCGGTGGGGTCGTCACCGGCGGCACGGATGCGCTGGACAATGGAGGCCAGTTGGTCCTGGTCCCACTCGACCTTCTTGGGCAAGTCGGCCACCACGATGACGGCGCCGTCATCGAACCGCACCGTGCCGGTGTCCTTGCCTTCGATCCGGCGGTGGTCCGCCGCCAGGGCGCCGTATTTGCGCTCCAACGCACCGTCGAGCCAATCCTTGGCGGCCTTGGCGCGGCGCAGGGCGTCCTCGGCTTCCTCCTGCAGCAGTGCCAGGGTCTCGCCGGAAAGGGAGACGACCTCGCCTATGGGCATGCGGGCCAGGTCGGCCAGGCTGGGACGGTTGGGGATGGTCATGGTCAGATCCTCCGGGGCTTGTCGCCGCTCGCCTTGACCGCCAGATAGGCGATCCGGTCCACGCCCAGACGCCGCTGCACCAGCAGCACGCGACCATTTTCGGCCAGGGCCATGGCATGACCGGCGATGCGGTCGAGAATGGTTCGATGGGGATCGGGAAGGGACGATGAGCCGGGAGCGCGGTCGATCCCCAATAATCCCTGGTGATAGGTGAGGCTCTCGCCGGGAGCGGCGCCCTCGACCCAGACGGTGATGTCGGAGACGATCATTGCGTCATCTCCGCCGCCGGAACGGTGCCGCCGCGCGTCCGCGCCACCTCGAAGGCTTCGACGTCTTCCTCGCGGTAGACCACTCGCCCACCGATCTTGAGGAAGCTCGGCCCATGGCCCAGCCAGCGCCACCGTTCCAGGGTGCGGTGGCTGATATTCCAGCGTCGGGCCAGTTGGATCTGGTTCAGGTGTCGGATGCTCATCCCTCTCTCCATCGCTATGGCGGAGGGAAAGATGACCGATCACCGGAAGCCCTGTCGTCAGGACCGTAGGGGGATTGTAGGGGGATAAAAAACGTGAATCTGGGGGATGATCAGGGGGATGGCGAGGGGATGCTGATCCCCCTGGGGGTACTCGACCCGTTGAGCCTTAAGGCGGCCAGATGGGGGATCAGGGAAATGACGGCAGTCGCAGGCGGTAGCGCCCCTTACCGTCGGATTCGATCAGGCGCCGCCAATTCGGTTGCGACTTGAAGGCGTCGGACAGGCGGGTGCAACCCGATCCCGCCTGGCGAAGCGCCGCCTTGCCGACGCACCAGTGATCACCAGCCAGGGCCGCCTGATGCAGCACTTTCACGATCCTGGCCTGCACGGGGCCAAGCGAGAAGGCCAAGTCGCCAAGCCGGATCTCGGTGTAGTCGCCAGTCTGATGAAACACCGGCTGGCCGGATCGTCGCTGCCCCCGGACCAGGCCGTGCATCGCCTCGACCCGGTCGCGCTCCTCGCGCCGAACCACCACGTCCACCAGCCGGACGGAAACGCGCTCGCCAGGATCGGCCATGCGGCAATAGTGGTTGGCCGGGGCGGCGAAATGCAGCACCTCGACCATTCCGTCGCGGAATAGCCGGAACAGATCATGCTCGCCCAGATCCCGGAATCCGGTGAAGCAGATATGCTCGAGCGCCATCGAGCCCATCTCTCCGTTTCCCATCTCTTCGTAGCAACCGAATTCGAGAGACACGCCAAACAAGCGAATAGACAAGCGAAGCAATCCATTCTCGGCAAGATAGGCCAAGTCCCGGTGGGGCATCCGCCACCGTTCTTCAATTTCTTCGAGAGTGAAATATTCCTTGTCGATAAGGGACATGGATTGGCACCCTAGCCTACCAGTGATCTCGTTATGTTCTATTCCCTTGACCATCCCTAATCAATCCTATTTAATCCACCCATCCTGAATCAGTAGGCGGGCCGCATGCGCAGCACCTTGGCCGAACGACTCCGGGCCAGAATCCGACAGCTTGGTCTCCATGCCGGGCAGGTGGCGGAGCTGGCCGAAGTCAACCGCTCCTTCCTCTACGACATCATGCGGGGGCGGTCGGAGAACCCCAACCTGGAGCGGCTGGATCTGGTCGCCAGGGTGCTGAAGGTGGAGCGCAATTGGCTGCTCCACGGCATGGGCGACGTGGAGGGCGAGTCTCCGATCCTGGACGATCCCGACGACGCCTTCGTCGCCATCGCCTCGGTCACGGTGAAGCCGGCCATGGGCGGCGGCGCGGTGGTCGATGATCTGGTGCCCCACGGACGGCCCTACCATTTCCAGAAATCCTGGATCAAGCACAGCCTTCGCGCCGAGCCGGCCAATCTCCGCATCATGCATGTGGAGGGCGACAGCATGGTCCCCACCCTGCGCAGCGGCGACATTGTCCTGGTGGATCTCGACCGACGCTCGCCGACCCCGCCGGGAATCTTCGTCCTCTACGACGGCATGGGATTGGTGGCCAAGCGCCTGGAGCACATCGCCAACAGCGAGCCGCCCCGCGTGCGGATCATCTCCGATAATTCCTTTTATTCCCCCTACGACTGCACCTGCGATGAAATCAACATCGTCGGGCGCATCCGCTGGTTTGCACGCGAGGTGTAGGCTGGGCATGGGGCCTCCGTCACATGATCCGGTCGTGGTTGTCCCATGACGCGGGATAGCCCCGGATCAGGTTCCAATACGCCTTGAGCCGGATGCGCAGAATCGACCAGAAGTACTTTCGCCGCCGGGGAAAGTAGCTTTTGTTATGCCCTCGCACCAAATCAGCCCGCTTTCCTCCCGGGATGGTCTCTTCGCCCGAAAGCCAGGGAGCCCGGCCGGTCTCGTCTTCTTCAACGAGGCTCTTCACATACTCATGAATGGTGTTACGGGAGCCCTTGGGCGTGCCCCGTGGAGCCAGGAGATCCATGCAATCCTCGACAAATTTCTGGAATTGTCGGAACTGGCCGCGCGCGGTGGGGTCGCCGCGACCGCACCACCGCCATTGATACCAACACTCGCTGACGACCTTGGCCAGGAGGGCATTGCCCTTGTTGCCGCGGTTTGAAACGGTCTGCTGGTGAAGCTCGATTTCATGGAGAATGTGCATGCAGTCGAAGTCCACATCCGCCCGGAACTCCTGTGATGGCAGCCATTCCGGCGAGCCGTCCCAATCCTTGGGCAATAGTTTTTCCCAGGACCAGAACATCCTGGGAAACAGGCTTCGCCAACTCTGATAGTGCTCGCCGACCATCCACAAGCCCTCGTCGTACTTCTCCGACATCCGGCACAGCAGGGGCAGCAGCACCTCCGGGCAATACAAGGCCGCCTGCTGGACGGTGGCCACATCGTCCCTGAATTTGGTCAGGGTTGGCGGCTCGGTCCAGACATGGGCGAAATATTTGACCATGCACAGGCGCCAGATAAAGCCGAGGTCGATGGTCCGATCCGTCCGCTCCGGTGCGGGTACTTTCATGGCGAGGTCGATAAAGCTTCGAGGCTGGTGCCAGCCGGTCTTCTTGCACAGGGCCTCGCGGAACTCCTCCGCTGCCGCCAGCGCCGCGACCTCGATATGCCCCTGAGATGCAGCCAAGGCAACGGCACCGGCAGTGATCTGGTGGTAGCGATACGGCGTCTGGAGATCGTAGGGCCGGATATCGTTGAGCAGGGCCGTTGCCGCCCCCGGACCTGGATACCGGGGGGCGGGCTTCTTGCGGGGGAGGATAGCATCAAGGAACGTCACGATGGCCTCCGTCGGTGTGAATGCCATTATCCTCGGCAAAATTCCCCTACCCGGACCAGACCAAAATTTTCAACAAATGAATTATCCGAAAATATTATTGAATATCAATCGATTGTGGATGGCGCTACGCGCTTGAAATCCGATAACGATCCGGTTCGTCGCGGAATTTTGGCTCGGTCGACATCGCTGCGGTTAGGGCGATTTTCGCACGATCGCGCACCGCTTCCTTTGTTTTCCATCCGATGCGATGGCGGAATGAATTGTTTTGTGGAGCGACTGTTCCGCGCTTAATTTTCCTGTCGGCCTCTCACCACGACCGTCGACACAGCAATGCACAACGCCCTTCATCCCGACCGCATGACCGCGCCTGAGCGCCTCGACGAGGTCGCCAATATCCTGGCTGTCGGCCTGATCCGGCTGAAGGCGCGGAAATCCAGTCGTTTATCTGCTGACGCCAGAGACAGTTCCGTCGACTTCACTGCCCGCCAGAGCGGTCATGTCCCCGTCAACCGACGGAGGAAATCATGACCGAGGAACCGCTGCTGGCCCGCCTGGCCGCCCTGAAGACCGCACCGATCCCCGAGCTGAAGGCGCTGTGGCGCGATCTGTTCGAGGCCGAGGCACCGCCCTACAACCGAACCTTCCTGGAAAGCCGCCTGGCCTACCGCCTCCAGGAACTGGCCTATGGCGGGCTGGCGGTCACCACCATCGCCCGCCTCGAAAACATGGCCGAGGATTTCGACACCACCAAGGGCCGCCGTAAAAAGGAACTGGACCGCCCCATCGCCGGCACAAGGCTGGTACGGGAATGGAAGGGTGTCGAGCACTGCGTCACCGTGCGCGAGGACGGCTTCGAATACCAGGGCCGCCCCTACCAGAGCCTGTCGGCGGTGGCCCGCGTCATTACCGGCACCCGCTGGAACGGCTTGGCCTTCTTCGGCCTGAAGAACTGGAGGAAGGGGGCATGAAGACCGCCGCGCCCAAAATGATCCGCAAGCTGCGCTGCGCCGTCTATACCCGCAAGTCCACCGAGGAAGGCCTCGAGATGGAGTTCAACTCGCTGGATGCCCAGCGGGAATCCTGCGAAGCCTATGTCGCCAGCCAGAAGGCCGAAGGCTGGGTGCTGGTCCCGACCCATTACGACGATGGCGGTTTTTCCGGCGGCACCCTGGAGCGCCCCGGCCTGCGGCGCCTGCTCGGCGATATCGAAGCCGGGTTGGTGGACGTGGTGGTGGTCTACAAAATCGACCGCCTGTCGCGATCGCTGATGGATTTCTCCAAGCTGGTCGAGGTGTTCGACCGCAACGACGTCACCTTCGTCAGCATCACCCAGTCGTTCAACACCACCACATCGATGGGGCGGCTGACGCTCAACATCCTGCTGTCCTTCGCCCAGTTCGAGCGCGAAGTGATCGGTGAGCGGGTGCGCGACAAGGTGGCCGCCTCGCGGCGCAAGGGAATCTGGATGGGCGGGCCGCTGCCTTTCGGCTACCGCTGCGCCGACCGCAAGCTGCTGGTGGTGGAGGAAGAGGCCGCCACCGTGCGAATGATCTTCGAGCGGTTCATCCGCCTCGGCTCCGCCACCCTGCTGGTCAAGGAACTGGCCGAGGAAGGCATCACCCGCCGGGGCAAGAAGCTGGACAAGGGCGGCCTCTACAAGATGCTGGCCAATCCGCTCTATATCGGCAAGGCGGTCCACAAGGGCGTCGCCTATGACGGCGAACACGAGGCCATCATCGACCAGACCCTGTGGGACAAGGTCCGATCCGTCATGGAGGTATCGCCCCGTACGCGGGCCTGCCGCACCAGGGCGCAGACGCCAGCTTTGCTGAAGGGGCTGATTTTCGCCCCCGGCGGCCGCTCCATGACTCCCAGCCACACCCGCAAGAAAGGGCGGCTGTACCGCTATTACGTCACCACCAACGTGATCAAGGAAGGCCCCGACGCCTGCCCGGTTGGCCGCGTCCCCGCTGCCCAGGTAGAAAATGCGGTGACCGACCAGTTGCGGTCGCTGCTGCGCACCCCCGAGGTGGTGGCCCGCACCTGGAAGAGCGTCCGCGCCGAGGGCGAGGACATGACGGAGAAGGAGGTCGCCACCACTCTGGGCCAGCTTGACCCGCTTTGGGATGAACTGTTCCCCGCTGAACAGGCCCGCATCGTCCAGCTTCTGGTCCAGCGCGTCGATATCTCCACCGACGGCATCGCCATCGCGCTCCGCACCGAGGGGCTGGCCCAGCTTGCCGGTGAACTGAAACCGGCCAAGGGGCGGAGGGCGGCGGCATGACCACCGTGTTCGTGCCGATGACCTTCCGCCGCATCGGCGGACGCAAGCGCATCGTCCTGCCCGATGGCAGCCTCTACAATCCCGAGACCCGGGTTCCCGTCGACAGCCCGATTGTCCGGTCGCTCGCCCGCGCCTTCCGTTGGCGACGCCTGCTGGAATCTGGGCGTCATGCCTCGATCAACGAACTGGCCAAGGCCGAGCGAGTCGACCGGGCCTTCGCCAGTCGCATCCTCCGCCTGACCCTGTTGGCTCCCGACATCGTCGAGTCCATTCTCGCTGGGCGGCAGCCAGAGAAGCTAACCGTGCGGGCGCTGCTGGAACCGTTTCCGGTGGAGTGGGCGGAGCAGCGGCGGATATTGAATGTGGGCGGATGATGCCTTTGCGCGGTCGAGACATTGTGCATGTCGATGGTGTGCCAGACCTGGACGTCCGCCGTGCCGGTGGCCACGCCGGTGATGATTTGTCCGGCGTTTACTATGCCGCAGACCCCAGAGCTCCGATATTGCAGCCATGACCGCCCGTTGGTATTGTTAGGCATCGGCTAACCGGCCGTGCCGTCCACACTGGCGAAGCCTTCGGGGCAGGTTCTTATCACCATCCTGACACTCTCTTTCGAGGCGCTCAGGGCTTAGTGGACACGCCTTTCTTCAGCGCCGAGAGGGAGGATGGTATGCGTTTTCATTTCCCCAATCTTACCCGTCCCAAAAAGGCCGCGAAGCACCTTGCTTCGGTGTTCTCAGGCATTTCTCTGTCCAACTGCCAGCGGGCCGTCGCCATGGCCTGCGGTTACCGTGACTGGAACGAGCTTGAGGTCAGCCACGGCAGCGCCGACCCGACCGTGCTGGATGAGCATCTGCCCGAGGGCGCCTTCCGGGAACGGGCCATCGCCATGTCGCGCGGCCTGGCGGGGGCGTTGAACGTCCATGACGGCGACGTGCAGGCCGCCTTGCCCGACATGAGGCTGACCGGCAACCGAGGGTTCACCCACGACGACCACGAGGTGATCAGGACTGCTTGCTGGCGGGTTGGCCCAATCCCATGGCAGGGAGGTCGCCATCCCGGCGCCGTTTTCTACATCAAGAGGAAGGGTTTCTCCAGGACCCAAGGTCGTTGGTGGCGCCAATCCAGCGGTGGGGTGACGTTCATCGACAACACGACGATCCTTGGCGATTGCGCAACTTACGAAGCGGTCGTCCCGCGCACGCGGCTGAAGGACTTCGTTCCCTTGCTGCTATGGCTGCCATATGGCTGGATGGACATGAAGGATGGCAGCCGTGTGTTGTTTTCCCGCAACTATCTCCCCCTCTGGCGCATCGTTGGTGGCAAGGTGGAGCGGCTCAAGCCGACGGCAGAAATACACGCCTACCGGGACCGGCAATGGTTCCGGGAAGGGGATGGGCCATGGTCCTATGGCCCGGCCAGGGAGGCCGCCGAGCGCATGCTGGCGGCCTACGGCATCACGGCGCTTCCCCGGTTGGCGGAAGTTCTGCCGATCCTGATACAGGACGAGCATATCGACGTCAAAGGCGCCGCCAGGGTCCTGGACGGCGTGCGGGAACTGGCTTAATCCATGTCAACGGGAGAGGCCGGTTACGGCCTTTCCCGGCCGCCCGCGATCCCCGTCAGCCACTGCGACAAGTCGAAGACGGGGGTGGCGGAGTCCATCAAACCCAAGCGGACGTTAGCGTATCGTCTGCTGGCCCGGTCGCAGGCGAACATCGACCAGCGGGTTCGATCGTGTTCTTCGGGGCAAGCTGGCGACCAGACGGCCCCGACGCTCTCGGCGCCACGGACGCCGATCTCTTCCAACTTCGATGCCAGCTTCCAGGCGCCGTCGTCCGTGGGAAGCAGGGCGATCCAATGATCCTCGGTCAGCACCTTCAACGCCGCCTGGTCGAGGACCAGCGGAGTGATCCTGGCCGGGATCGGCGCACGGTCCAGGAAGGAATAGTGGTGCAGCCAAGCGATCCTTCTGGCCGTGCCGGTGTTGCGGGCGATCAGCCTGCCGCTCCAGCTTTCTTCGTACAGATTGAAGCGCCCATCTCGCACACACCCTGACTCCGCCAAGACCTGCTGGCGGATCATGGCGATGTTCTCGGCGCTCGGTTCCAGCTTGCCGATCGAGTCCGACGTCGGCCACAGGCGGGGCATGTTGCCGATGAATCGGCCCTTGGAAGCCGCCAGGGCCGTGATCTCGCGGAACCCCACCTGGGCGTCACGTTCGGCGCCCTTGGTCATCAGCCCGGCCAGCGCCTCCTCGACGGCACCTGAGCGGTCCAAGACGCCGCCCTGGAGCTTGAGGAGAATCTCGTAGGAGGTCGTTAGGTCCGGATCTTCGATGAACCGCCATTTGGTCGGCCCCTTGACGGCCGAGGCCGCTTCCCGGATCGCCCTTGGCGAGGCCAGGAAGTCGCGCGCCGAAGCGAGTAGTCGACTGATGGGATCGGTATCACGGTATCGCACTGTCGGGCACCATCTGGGCGAGGTTGTGAATGCGGTCGGCCGTTCTGGCCGCCACCAGGATCGCCGCGTTCTCCACGAGACATCGCACCACTTTGGATGAGAGATTTGCCGGTTCTGGACCGTTCCCGCTGTCGATCATGGCCGCCAAGGAAACCGAGACGCCAATCTCGGCGCCCTCGGCCAACACCTTCAGCAAGAGCTTATTGATCCGCTTGCTGGTCTCCTGCGTCGGCCCCGGGCTGCGGTAGTTGTGAAAGCGGCGCCTCAGGTTGGTGGCCTCGCCAATGTAGACCTCACGCGATGTTCCCTGCCGGATGGTGATACGGTACAGGCCCGGAGCCTTGCCGATGTCGGGGAAGGCTAGGCGACCGTCGTCGGCCACCATGATCGGCGGCCCGACTTCCTGCCAGGCCATGCTCAGGTGGCAATCGACGTGATCGAGAGGAGGAGGGGGCAGGTCGTTCATGGTTTTGCTCCGGCCTTCTTCAGAGGCCGACAAGCGTGCATTGCGCTGGTGACCGTTGGCAACTACTAGGTTACTCTTCGGTGGTAGTTAGCCCATCTTCAGTGGATGCCAATGTCTGCGATCTCCAGCGCCACCATCATGGAAACCATCCTCTCCGGCGCCAGGAGCGCCTTTGAAACATATCAGGACCTCAGCGGCGGGCATTGGGTCGGCAATGCGCCTGAGTCGTTTCTCCAGGCCTGCATTGCACTCGCCTTCAAGGATCTGAAAGATCAGGACTATCGCCTTTATGTGACCCTGGAAGCTTCGACCAAGAGGATCCTGGCCGATGTCGACATGAAAATCGACCGGAGGACCGTGAAGATGTCCGACCGCGAGCGATTCGACATGCTGCTCTGGTACAAGGGTGGCCTGCCGCGCGCAATCATCGAGACCAAGAAGGCTTGGAACGCGGATTCCTGCAATCGTGACGCCGAGCGGATTCGTCAGTGGATCGGGGCAAAGAGCAACCCCATCAACTCCGGCTATGTGGTCGGTTACACCGTCGCCAAGGGCAAGAAGGCGGTGGAGACCATCAAGAGGCGGTTCGAGGCGATCAAGGATCGCACGGGTGCCAGCCACTATCAGGCCGTCCAACCCTCCGTCCAGGACCCCGGAGGCTGGGTGTGGGATATCGCCTGCTTTGAAATCCGATGAGCGGCGTGGTCTCGAAAATGGCGGACATGGGATTGATGGAGGAGCGGCACTTTCAAGGCACTCTCAGCCACGGTGCCAATGCGGTGGCCGTCGCATTCACCGCACGGGTGGACTGTAGCGGCACTCTCGTCATCGGGTTTGATGACGTGCCATCGACCCCAGAGAGCCGCTTCCTCATCAATCTCATGGGCGTCCACACCGAGAAAGTCACCTACCTGATATTGGAAGGGGAGGCGACAGACGGAACGAAATTTCACAGCGAGCACCTACTGCTGACTACCATCGGCCACAAAGGGGGCGAGGACGGCTACTGCTTCCCAATCAAGGGACGGTGCAGCAAGGCGGTTTTGGAACGTCAGATCGATCAACCCGCTGATCGGCCCACCGTGGTGTTTTGGCTGCGAGGTACGCCCGATCATTCGGACTGGCATGGGCCGCTGCAAGCCATCTCGGCATTTGGTGAAATCGCCATGAGTGCGGTCGATCCTGCTGCCGTCCAGAACCCCCTGACCCATATTTTGACCATCAAGGCCCCTGCGACTGAGACCGCTGCTGACGTATGGCGGCCGAATGCCGAAACATTCCTGCACCATGTGCGCTGGTACATGTCCTTTGCCATGGGCGTGACCATGGAGGCGCCCGTCTGGGAATTCCGGGTCGACAAGACTATCACCGTGACGGTGTTCAGTCGAATTCCCGACCGTGGCACCCAGATGGCGGCATTCCGCTGGCATGAGCAGGGCCAGTTCCTCAAGGTCGCCGCCCAGTCATATCCGGTTGGCGAGAACCTGGTCGCGGCCCTGTCCTGGTTCCTGCTGTCCGCTGTCTACACGGCTCAGCACCTGATCCACGCCATGACAGCCCTCGAAAATCTTGTGGACGTCGGCCTGACCGATGAGGAAAAGCGGGCGCTGACACCAGCGGAGGCCGGGAGCTTCATCAAGGTGTTCAGAAAACTGGTAAAAGATACCTTCGGCGGAAAGGCACTCTCCCAGACCAGGGACCAATTGTACAAGCGCTCCGGTGAGTTCGAACGGCGAACTTTCATTTGCAAGCTGACCGTTCTCCTGGAGAAACTGGGGGTGCCTTATCACGACATCGGCCAAGCTAGGATCAAGTTGGCGATAGAGGCTAGGAACGCCGTGGTCCACGCGGGCGTCTATGAGGACGAAGACGAGGATAAGGCCGATCTCTGGGATCATGCCATGGTGATCAGGGAACTCGTGATTCGCATCGTGTTCCGGTCTGTTGGATACGAAGGGCACTACACCACGCATCTCGGGGGCTGGAGCGATGCTGTCTTCCCGCCGCCGCGATCTCCTTGA